CCTGCGTGCCACCGCAGTGATGGTCGCATCAGCGATAACCGCGACCTCACGGATCAGCACGTCCAGGCGGGCAGCCACCGTGACACGGAAACGCGACAGACCCAGCGGTAGAGCAGCGATCCACGCGGCCAGAGCAGCCGCCCCCACCGGGGGTGTGAGCGCGGCAACCAGTAGCGCCAGTAGCGCCGCTATCTCCGCCTGATACGCGGCCGGGATCGACCCTTCGACGGGCTCCCCGGACGTGTCGGTCGCGTACCGGTCAGTTTCCCCATTGGACACGGGCATCAGCGGCAGGCGGTGACGATCTGCGCCTTAGTCATCCCATCAGTGGCGATCCCGCGGGTGGCGGCGTACGCGGACCACTCAGCCTTGGGTGCGGCGGGCCGCGGACGAAGCGCTGCGGGGGCCGAGGCCTCCACCACGAGTGCAGGCCCGGGATCAGGCTCAGGCTCCGCGACAACAGTTGGGGCATCCTCAACAACGGGAGGCGCAGGAGACTGATGAGGCTGCGGCTTCACAGCCACCGTGCAATCACTCCTGTCTGGGAACTCAAGCAACTCCCAATTAGGGAGACGATCCAGGCGCGGCTTACGCTGCGAGAAACACACTTCCTGGCCGGAATTGCGATTACGGTACTTCCACAGCACTGGGATCTTCCTCACAATCGGCCTCGGCGCAGTAACCTCACCGGACTCCGGGTCATCACCGATCCCGGATATGAGCGCGACCATCGCAGCCCTATCGAAACGCGCATCCTTATACCGGGCATGCAACTCGCACGACTCCTGCGACCCGCGGGTCCGCGTCAACCGCGGCGGCTCCGGATGCCACAGGTGCCACAGCGGAGCCTTACCGCGCACCACCTCACCGGCAATCACATGCAAGGCCATCGCCCACGCCGTGTCCTCCTGGCCCCACCCGTGGAAACGCGGATCCATCGGGACACTGTCAATGACATCCCTGGCCACAACAACGATGCCGCCGCCCAGGACACCCCTGTGTGATTCGCCGACATCCCCGCCGATAGGCCCGCCCGCGAGAACCTTGATGGTCGCAGGCCTAGTGAGCCGGTACACGCGAAGATGAGGCATCGCCCACGGTGCGCCAGCCCTCACAACCTCGATGGATGGCCTCACAGCTTCGCACCACACGTCGGCGTCAGCGACAACAATGACGTCGCCTGAAGCCTCGGTGAGAGCGTTCGCTACCGCCGTGCCCTTAGACCACGGTCGACCCGGGGGACAGGATCCCTCAATGATTTCGGCGCCAGGGAACTCGCGTGCCCATTTGTGTCTGACCAGTTCCCAGGCGACATCCCGGAACGCACCGTCCGGCCGCCATGGGACCACGATGCTGATTCCGGCGGTCACAATTCCCCCAATGCGTCAACGAGTCTCTGTTGTATCGCCTCTATGTCTGTGTCCAGTGATGTCAGGTGGTCAACCCACTTATAGTTTCCGCCGCCGACTCTCTCGTGTGGTATTCGCATCACTGGGATACCGAATGATTGGGCGACGATCAGGCCGTGGAGCGACGACGATGCGATCACCGAGCATGACGTGATCTGCGCGATAACGTCATCGACGGGAGCGGTGACATCAATGCGCAGGTCACATTCCCGGTACGGGTTCGCGTCAACATAGTGGGGGACTACACCCATCCGGTATCGGGCGGGGGACCGGTCCCACAGTGCGGACACCAACAGCCCAGGGTCACCGGTCGGGACGTCCACGCCGAGCATCGACGCAGTGAGGTGCCCGCGGACCGCCAGGACCCGGGCCGGTGTTACACCGGGCTGGCGCTGCGGTGACATGGCCCCGGACCCCCAGATCGCTGTCCGGGGGTCAGTGAGCATGTGCAGGATCGACCCGCACGCGACGATCTCAGCGTCACCGACAGGCACGTCGCGGACGGTCCACCCGAGGCGCCGCAGAATCGCCGGGCCCAGGGCGTCACCGAAGTTTTCGCGGCCGTCCCGCATCCGCCAATGCCACGCCCCGACAACAGTCACCGGGCGAGACGGGTTTTCGCTAGCCGCCCGGCAACGAGTTCCGGGGCGGCAATGATGCCCTGCGTTATCAGCGCGTCGATAGCGGATTTAACGCCGGTGCCATGCGTGTAGTCGTCGAACAGGATTGTTGCCCCGTCGGCGAGCCACGGCGCCCAGGACATTACGTCGGCGCGGACTGCTTTCGCGGAGTGGTCGGCGTCGATGAACAGGAGCCCAACAGGTTTACCTGACCACGTCGCGGCAGCCTCAACGGACGACTTGCGTTCCAGGTGCACAATGCTGTTCAGCCCACACCGGGCGACATTCCCGAACGCTGCGACCCTAGTGGCAGTTTCCTGCGATGCCTGCCTGGTCCGGTGACGAGCCCGGTCTGTCTCGGTGTCCCACAGGTCGAAGCCGTACACTCGGGCCCGCCTGCCGGCCATTGACCCGGCGCCGAGCCAGCACGTCGACCTGGCCATGTACACGCCCAGTTCAACGATCGCGCGTTTCCGGTGAACGACCTTAGCGTGCTCATACAATTCCATGCACGCCTCGCTCGACATGAGCCCGTTCACGGACTCAAGCAACACGAAATCAGTAACGGTCATGCGTCGTCCCCCACTGGTGCGATCCGTACACTATCCCGTCGTACCCGGGGCCGGGCCGACCGTTCATTCTCGTGGGCAGGAACGCCCCGGACGGCAGGATCTCCACGTCATCCCGTGACGTCATGATCGGCGTGAGGATACCGGCCCCGGTTTTCACCCACGACGGGTGAACATCCGTGACGTCAACGTCGCCGAGGAGCCGCTGGTATTCGAGGATCCCCGGGTGACCTGGCGTGCACCCGAGGACAGCGTTCGTGACGCGAGCCGAGTTGTTCGGCGACCAGCACGCGAACATCCCCGACCGAAGGAAAGGAGCCCCCTCCAGTGGGGTCACGCACTCCATGTCTGAATCAACATAGACGCCACCGAACCGGGCGAGGATATCCACGCGGGCCACGTTCACGGCCCCACACCAGCGGCCGTCACGGCAGTACGCGTCCCACAGGCCCCGGTGCGCCAACCCCATGCCAGTGATTCTCTCGGCGTCCCACAGCGTGTACTGCCACCCAGGGTGACGCGACTCCCAGCCGTCCATCCACTGCCGCGGGGCCGGTTTAGGGCCGATCCACACTTGGTGGATCACGCGGGGAATCACGTCACCCTGGAATGCCATTGTTCTGTCAGCTTCCGTTCGTGATCAGAACCGCCCGGTTGGCGTCGAGGGTCTTCACGCCGTACAGGCAGTCAATGGAGCACACGTCCTGCTTCTTGTCGATGTCGTAGTCGAAGACGACCCGCAACCCGAATCCCTTATAGGATTCGACGGCGAACTTCGCGGCACCCATAGGCAGGGCCAGGGGCCTGGTCGCCAGGGCAACCGCGGTCCGGTGGAAAGCGACACTGATCTCCGGGTCGTCGTCGATGTTCTGCGTCTGATACGGGTCGAAACCGAAGACCCTCCGGCCCAGGGAAGCCTCACGCAGGCCGTCCGTGTCGCCGCGGGCGTCAGCACGCAGGAACAGGTCATCAGCGATCCACGACGCCTCAGTGTTCGGGCCGACAATGACGAACCGGTCACCCGGGGGAACCTTCCTCTGGTTCAGGACCCGCTGGGCGTCAATGCACGTCCGGGGGTTCGTGTACGCGAAAGTGTTCGTCCCGGTGATACCGGTGGTGGTTCCGCCGGCGACACCGACCTGCTGCACGATGTCGTCCCGGAACGCGAGGATGTCGTTGTCGATCTTCTGGGCGATCGCTTCCATCGCCGGGTTCAGGAGCTGCCGCGCGAAGTCCTCGATCTTCAGCGTCAGGTCCTCGGCGGTGATAGCGAACGACACGTCCGCGAAGTGGTTCAGGACCACAGGGACAGCCGTCTCAGTGGCGTTCTGCACGGTGATACCAGCGACCCGCACATACTCTTGCGCGGTGAAAGTCGCCGGGACACGCACGTTGACGGTCGTCCCGATCTTCGCCTGGAACTCGGAATCGAACTCCCGGTACACGCACTGCGCGGCGACGGTGGTCTCGTAGAGGGTGGCCAGCGCCTGCTTGGCGATGACACTCGGGTTAAGGAACGTGTTCGCCATTTCGGCGCGTCCTTTCTGCTAGGAGCGCCGGTGTATTTTTTCTTGCCGGAGCTCGTCAATTGTCATGTCTTCACGGCGCTTAGGTTTCACCCCGGCGACGGTTGTCCCGCCGGAGACCTTCGCGGCACTCGACTGCTCGGGTGCCTTCAATGACGCGTCGGCTTCCACGGCCTTAGCGACCGCTTCGGCTACAGCAACCCGGTATCCGTCTCCTGCCGGGTCAATGTCCTTCACTGTCCGCATGAACGCCCTGGAATCCAGGAGCCTGTCCGCCCGCGCCGAATGCATGGTCGCTGCGTCCTGCACAGCGACCTCCAGGGAAAGGTCCCGGAACTGCCGGTCTCTTTCCTCGCGGGCGGTGCGTTCCTCATCCCGTTCCCTGGTGACCTTCTCCAGGACCTGCTCCGGGGTGAGTTCCTGTTCCTCTTCAGCGGTCAACCCGAGAGCCTTAGCGAGGCGGGCGTTGTGCGCGGCCAGCGCGTCAGCGACAGCCTTCTCGCGGGCAGCCTCAGCGCCGGCCTGAGCGGCCGCACGTGCCTCCGCTGCGGCCTTCTCCTTCGCTGCCGTACGGTCCCGGCCGTTCTCGGCGCGGAGCCGCTGGATCTGCTTCTGAGCCCACTCGGGCAGGGACGCGACGTCCTCGCTGTCAGTGGACTCGACCTCGGTACCGGTCGACTCATCGACCGTGTCCGGGGTTTCCTCGGTCACCGTCTCTTTGGGCGCCTGGCCCTCAGCGGTTTCCTCGGTCACATCGTTTTCTTCGGGCATGCGTCTGCACTCCTGGTGCGTCGGCGGATCGCGTCACCGGGCCAGCCGGGGACGCCATGGGAATGTGCTTCCTGGTGCTAAACCTGCTCTTCCATTACGGGCCGACCGTCGCCGACACCGCCGATAACAGACTCAGGGTCCGGCACGGATCGCCCGGTCTCCGAGTAGATGCGGTCGACTTCCTCGCGGACCGCCGTCTCATCCCATTCGGGGTGAAGGATCTGTACCCGCTGCCGAATTGACGCTGCCTCGGCCTGCGCGAGCATCGAAAGGGTCTGCGCCGTGGTCGACATTGATTCGGAGATGGAGTCACCGAACTCGACCTTGAGTCGCCCCGGTTTCGTCGCTGTGTGGAACACGGCCCGGTCGACGTCGAGGAGTTTCTCCATGGACTTGCGCAGCGCCACCCAATGCAGGGTTTTCTTTCCGCGGGTCATGAACGACATTCCCGTGCGGGCCTGCACCTCAGTGGCGGTCACCGCGACCTCAGACACGCCCAGACCGAAGGACTGCGCCGAATACCCGCAGGACCGGATGATCTGATCCGTGAACCCAGCGCAGCCGCGGAGGTGTTCCTCGACGCGGATCAACGGCTGGATCAGTTTCACCGGATCCGACGGGCGCTCCATCGGCGACATGGGGATCGGCACGAAAATCCGGCGATCCAAGTCCACGCTCACGCCCTGACCTGGGCCACGAGGAGTCACCGCAGGGGAATCAGCTGTGACAACGGCGCGGGCCTTACACAGGTCGAACTCGCGGGACAGCGACGACCACGTCGCATCCAACTGGTCCATGAACTGCATCGACCCAGGCGAATAGTCGGACCGCCCGAGGTTAGACCCGCGGTGCAACCGGTTCGGCAGCATGTTCGGTACATGCTCGATCAGCATGCCATTGACGCCGGTCCTGATCTCATCCGTGAACCGCTCCGTCGCAGGATGCTCGGCGAGGTCAAGTTTCTCCCCGAGACTACGAATGTCACCCCGATACAGGCCGTGGAGGATCAGTCCGTCCTCGTACCGCTCCAGGTGCCGCCACACCCGCGGGCCATCGGACTCCAGTTCAGTCCAGATCGTCGCCGCCGACAGGACGTCCCCGCGCCACTCGGGGGCCACAGCATCAGCGTGGACGACCCGCAGCCACGGGTGGTCCCGGAGGTCCGTGTCCCACGCCACGACCAGGTACACGTCGCCCAGCGCAGAGCACACCTCCGCCGCACCGAGCAGCCGGGACTGCACACCGCCCTCATCCATCAGCCAGTCGACACGGTCCTGCGTCGCCTCGTCGTCGGCGGTGACCGTGGGCGGCTCAGAGAACAGAAGGTCCGCTGACATTGTCGCGATATCGGATGCTATCGGCAGGTGTAGTTTCGTGAGTTTCTCGCCGGCCGGAGGCGGTGTGCCCCAGAACCATCGCAGCTCCGACTCGGCGATACTCGACCGCAACGCGGACGCACTGTTCTTCTGGTCCAGTGGGTCAAGACCGGAAGAAGACCCGTACAGTTCAGCGAGTTTCATCGGGTCACCCGCGTACCACGTCGACAACTCGTGATACCTGGTGTAGTCGACCTGAATGTCCTTCGGTGGCCACATAGTCTTGCCGGGGGCAGGCAACGGCATCAGACAGCGCCCCCTCCGATTTACGCGGCCTCCCGGAGACCGACCTGATTACGCCAAGACCACTCAGTCGTGTAAATCCCGTACCTAAGAGCATCGGGCCCATGGTCAGCTACCTTGATTACTTCGTCCTTGCCCTTGGCGGCAGCCTTATCATCCCAGCTGAGTGACGTCATCTCATCAATGAGCGCCCTGCAGTTACCGTTGATCCTCAGAAGATCACGTGCTATCAACGTCGACACACAACGGATACCATCCAAAACGGAGTTATCCGCCTTGGTCGGAGACCAGCCATCATCCCACAACTGCACAATGAATGACGCCGCCGACGGGTCAACGACTATCTTCTCGGGAACCACCCCCGGATGCTTAGTCCCAGGAGCCGTATACGAACTCAGCCACGCAGCGATAGCCGCAGAATACTGCCCATCAGTCTTCTGCCTCTTCTGAATAGCCGAATCCCACCGCCACTCATCGGCTACATGCATCCGCCCATCAACACCGATGCCGAGAAGCTCGGCGGCGAACGGATTCTTCGTGCCATAGTCGATGCCCACACTAGGCCACCGCAGAATCAACGGCGTCTCACGCTCAACATGCCGGCCGACGTCGAACATGTCGAACACAGCGCCCTCAGCCGCAACCCACTCAGCAAGAATGTACCGCCGGTAAAACAGCCCAGTGTAACTGGCCTTAGTCCGCTCAACATACCCGGCAGGAAGATGAGGGTTATCGTCCATGACGAACGTGATGCGGTGCAGATCAATCCCATTCGCGTTCTCATGGAACTTCCCGTCACGGTCAATCCACAGCCGAGCACGATCCAGCCACTTCGTCTTCAACCAATGAGCAGGAGACGCAGGATTCGACGTCAAAAACAGTTTCGCGCCCTCAACGGACAAGCGAGTATGCAACATCCCGAAGAACGACTCAGGGACCGTCGCACATTCATCGACATACGCGCCAGACAAGGTGAGACCCTGGATCTTCGTCACCGACGACTCATCATTAGCGCCAACAACAAGGATCCGGCGGCCAAGCAGATACAGGACACCCTTACCAGCAACATACCTGCACCTGGACTTACCGAGCATCTCCGTCATCGGATCAATGACATTCTGGCGGATCGTGCGCTCAGTCTTACCTACCATCAGCAACGTACCTGCCGGGCCACGCCTAGCATAGTCGATCCACTGAATCATCGACGTATGCGTCTTACCCGACCTAACGGAACCCTCATACGCGACAACCGTCGCGCCACTGTTCCTCACCGCCAACAGGGCCTTACCAGATAGAGGCTTCGCCTCCACCGCTAACCCTGCTCGCCAGCATCACGACACATCATCGCACGCAGCCACTGGTCAACCAACGGCAGCTGAGTCTCATCAGAGTCGACCTGCTCAAGCCGCACAGCAGCCTGCGCGCCAGTACTGATCGCACCAACCAGAGCCTTACGATCCTGCGCCGGCAGACGAGCAAGGTGATACTCGACGGCCTGCCCGGCGCTGACCTCAACCAAGTCATACCCGTCAGGCTGATTCAGATACTTGATGTCGTCCTCAGCGACGTCATATAAGGCGCCAATGATCCTCGCGCGACGCGCCTTATTGTCCTCAACCTTCATGGCGGTCGCCTTAGCTGTCGGCCGCTGATCGAAGCTCAGCCCGAACTCCCTAGCGATAGCCTGGATGGTCCCCGCGCCCCTGCCGAGTTCCTTGGCGATCCACCGCAGCGAATGACCCTCCGCGTGGTATCGCCGGACTGATTCGCGTTCCTCGTCGGTCGGCGGGCAATTGGCTGCCATCACGGCCTCGCGTGCGCGCGAATGATGGCTGTACGTGTGCTCGTGTTTCTTGGCATGTCGGTTCCTCGCCCCGTTCTGCGTCCCCGGCTCCTGGCCGGTTGGCTCCGCTCCTGGCGGTCGTCACGGTGGATGGTGTGATGCGGTGATGTTACCGGCCAGTCAGCCGGGGCCGATGCGTTCTCCGCGTGGGGGTTTCCCGGACTCGACGCGGTGCAGGTCCGACCCGGCCGAGTGGCCGAAGACCTCGGCGAACCATTTCGAGGTGGTCGCGTCGAGTTTCTGCGGGTCCTGGATGTATTTCGCGAGGTGCCTGCGGAGCGTCGTCCATGGATGAGGTTTTGTCCGCCACTTCGCCAGGCCCTCGCCGGCGACCCAGTACGCGTGGAGACGTGCTGCGCCCTCGGCGCCTTCCGGGGACTTGACGACCATGCCGACTCCCTGCCGCTGTGGTCACCGCTGACGCGGTCCGCTTCACCAGCCAGGTCCCAGGGTTGGGCACCTGCCGTCGTCTCCCTGGGGATGCACGTGACCCCGGGGCACTGGGGTCACGGTCTGTTGACGCGCACGCGCGGGCTCGGATGGTCCTGTCCTCGCGCGGGTGGTCACCTGTATCAGATTGTTGCGTTACCGCAGGTGAACGTCAAGCCACGTCACCGAAGATGCTTCAGGATGCCCCGCCGTGAACGGCGGGGAGGAATGGAGTGCAGCGGGTGGCACGTCATGAGCATGTCCTTACGGCAGGGTGGTGTATCCTGTAAGGGTGCAGAGGGCGTTCCGGTACCGGTTCCATCCGACGCCGGCCCAGGAGCAGATGCTTGCCCGGACGTTCGGGTGCATCCGCGTGGTCTGGAACCGGACCCTCGACGCACGACACCGCGCCTACCACACAGAAGGCCGGACGGTCGGGTACGCAGAAACCGACTCCGCGTTGACCGCGATGAAGAAGCTGCCCGAGTTCGAGTGGCTCAACGAGGTGTCGTCGGTCCCGTTGCAACAGACCCTCCGCCACCAGCACAAGGCGTTCAGCGCGTTCTTCGCCAAGCGCGCCCGGTACCCGCGGTTCAAGAACCGCAACGGGCGGCAGTCCGCGACATACACCCGGTCCGCGTTCTCCTGGCGGGACGGACAACTGAAGCTCGCGAAGATGACCGAGCCGCTGGTGATCATCTGGTCCCGGCCACTGCCCGAGGGAACCACTCCCACGACGGTGACCGTGTCGAAGGACTGCGCCGGACGCTGGCACGTCAGCATGCTGGTCGACGACCCATCGGTGCAGCCGCTTCCAGAAACAGGGTCCACGGTCGGTGTCGACCTCGGGTTGAAGGACTTCGCGGTCCTGTCGACCGGGGAACACATCCCGCACCCCAAGCACTACCAGCGCAAGGAACAACGCCTCGCCCGGTACCAGCGGCAGATGGCCCGCAAGCGCAAGGGATCAGCGAACCGGGCCAAGGCCCGGGTGAAGGTAGCCCGCGCCCACGCCCGTGTAACGGACGCGCGCCGAGACTTCCTCCACAAGACCAGCACCGACCTGATCCGCCGGTTCGATGTGATCTCCGTCGAGGACCTGAACGTGTCGTGCATGGTCCGCAACCGGTCCCTGGCCAAGTCGATCGCCACGTCTGGGTGGGCCGAGTTCCGGTCGATGCTCGACTACAAGGCGGCCTGGTACGGGCGTCGCGTGGCCGTCGTGGACCGCTGGTACCCGAGTTCGAAGACGTGTTCGGGGTGCGGGCACTTGCTCGCTGCCCTCTCTCTTGGGACACGTCATTGGACGTGCCCCGCGTGCGGCACCCGGCACGACCGGGACCACAACGCCGCGAAGAACATCGATGCCGCTGGACGAGCGGTAGCCCGCGAGGGCGAAGCCTGCGGAGCGGGTGTCAGACGCGGTGGGCAACCACCTGTGCGACCTGCCGTGAAACAGGAACCCCTGGTCGCAAGGCCGAGAATCCCCGCCCTTTAGGACGGGGAGAAGTCAACCGCCCGGTTATCCCGTCGCCCCAAGGCCCTGCGACCGGGCCCACCTGTCAAGCGCATCCCCCAGCCGATACAACGGCTGGCCCCGGTCATTCACCGCCGTCGCCGCGAAACCGCCCGATCCACCGCGATCCACCGCGCGCCGATCAGACGCCGCCCACCCGCGGACCATCGCCGCAGTGACCTGCCGGCCCTCCACCGACATCGCCCGCCCGATCTCCGTCGCCGTCAGCTCCCGGTCCTCCGCCGTCCGCAGCAGCCACGTCCTCACCTCGGCGACATCCCACGGCACCCCACACGACCGGCACTGCACCACACCAGCCCCCGGAAGAGCCCACAGCTCCACGCCACACGACCGGTCACCGCCCGGGCACACGCCAGCGAACACCAACTCCGGGGGCTGGTCGATGATCTGCTCAGCCCGCGCCACCGAGTCCATCACCTCCCGGTGGCAGTCCGGGCCCCACTCCCGCAGCCGCACGGAGTCGACATGCCCAGCGAGCCACACGACCGGGTCACCGTTGATTGCCACGCTGGACTCCTCCGCCAGGATCCGTGCCCACCCGTGGACCTGCGCGCGGAGCGCCCCGAGAGCCACCGACGCGCCCTCGTGCATCGGGGACCTCGTGACCGCGGCGGTGAGCGGCAGGTGCCCGTCAGGGTCAACCAGCGCGGGGGCCGGCCGGTGCTCGATCCTGGCGAGCCGGGCGACCGTCCACTCCAGCTCGGTGAGGATCCCGGCGCACTCGACGCGGACCCCGCGGATGTCAGTGACCGTGCGAGACACGCACGCGAGGAGAGCCTGGCGCAAGCCGCATGTGCAGCCCCAGCAGAGGAAGGCGTCGGGGGTGGGCTGGCGACACGCCCCGCAGGTGGTGGCGGACATGGAGTGGCCTCTCGACGTGGCATGATCTGGTCACGTCTCAGCGGCGATCACACGGCCCGGTCCCTCACTGCCAGCGGGGACCGGGCCCATCGCTACCCGCGGGCCGGTACTAGTCCATTGTGAGGCACCGGGCACCGGGGGCTGTGCGCACCGCGCCGTCATCCGAATGAGGCCACCCTCCACGCCCATTGGATCGCGGCCATGCATAGCAGGCCCGTCACGACAACGAGCGTCGATAGCACGGTGATTAGGATGATTAACCCAACGGCATTGGTGAAGGCGTTGGTTTTCTTGTCGCCATCCTCGGTTTCCGCCATGATGATCTCCTCGAATTGTCGGTCGACGTCATTCACTGGCCGCCGCCGCAGGGATGAACGGACGCTGCGGCCAGGCCGTACACACGCCGTCAGTGGGTTTACCGGTGCGCCGAAGGTACGCGGCGAAGTCCGTTTGCCGCTCCCGATGCCACCCGACCTGAGCCTCATGCAGCTCCGCGAGGGACATGCCCGCGACCTGCGGGTACCGCTGGGCTATGGCCCATGCGACCCTCCCGGCAGCCACGGCGTCTGCGGCGGCATTGTGCGCGTCACCCAAGGTCACCCGGTAGTGCTCGCACATCGCGGTCAGGGTCCGCTTCCCGCGCCGGTATTTGTCGACCTCCCGGTCAATCACATACGGGTCAATGACCGGACCAGCGACGGGGAACCCGCAGGACACGTCATGCCTGCGGCATTCCCGGTCCAGGACCGTCAGATCATAGGCGGCGTTGAACGCGACAACCGGGACACCAGCGGACCATGCCCGACACAGCTCCTCAGCGATCTCCCGGACCGCGTCGACCGGGCTCATGCCGTCCTCGCGGGCCCTGTCTGTGGTGATGCCGTGCACCGCAGTGGCCTCCGCTGGGATGTCGACACCGGGGTCGACGAGCCACTCATGGACCGTGGTGTCCATGCCACCGCCTATTAGAGCGACGCACGCGGTGACGATCCTGGCCTCCTCGGGGTCCGCCGCTGTGGTCTCCAGGTCGAAGACACACATGCGCCCGGGATTCCAGGGGAGTGCAGCCACCGGATTTTCGCTGGTCATCAGAATGGAACCTCACTTCTCGTCATGTGGCACGCCGCGCAGTAGCAGGTGGTCCCGTAGGGGATTGGTGTCTCGCACTCGTCGCAGGTGGTGGCGGTGTCCTCGGAGGGTTCCGGGCGGAGAACGGCGCGACGCACCGTCATTGGTCGCCTCCCACGCCCCTGGTGGCGGCCCACTCGGCGAGGTCCATGCGCGCGGCAGGGCTGGCCATGCAGTCCCGGCCGTGCCTGCGTCGCATGCTGGCGATGGCGTCGGCGGGGACACCGGACGCCATGTGGCCGGGTGCGATCTCGGCGTCGAAGAATTTACCGGCCAACATTAGAAGCACGCTCTGACTCTCCTCTGGCCGCCACAGATAGCATTCATCGCCACTATCCCACCAGTATTCGATGCGGAACGGAGAGCGGTCGACGGTGAAGCCTTCGTCGCCGTATTCGAGGAACACATCCGCGGTGTCATTGCTGGTCAGAAATAAGCGCACGTTGCATTCCTCGTGCTCCCCACCGCCCATCAGCCGACACTGCGGGATGTCACCGGCTGGCATGTCGGCCCCGTCGAACGGGCACTCGACGGCGAGTTCCACGGCCTCGCGGCGGATGGTGACCCGGATGGTGTGCCCGTCACGGTGCACCACAGGGACTGGGGTGTCGGTGCCGTCCGGGCGATGCTCGGCGCACAGTCCACCAGTGACGTAGAGGGTCAGCTCGGCGCAGGCACAGCAGTGGCCAGGGATTGTCGCGTCGTCGCGATGCTCGTGGCACGTCGGACAGCCACCGGCGTAGGTCTCGGTCACCCGCATCCTCCCTTGCCCATGGCGGCGGAGCGTTCGGCGGCCCGGGCGTCCCGCTCCGACTTCGGGGCCGGATGCTCGATTTCCTCGACCCATGGGTTGTCACCCCATGTGATACCCGGTGCGCAGTGTTGACGGACGCTGCTCATGGGGCTGTCGACATGGTTCTCACCGCGGATGCAGCGGATGGGGTCACTGGTCTCGCGCTTGCCGCGGCCGGTGGACTGGCATTGCGGCTCGTGCGGGTTGTGCCATTCACCCTCGTCTGGCCAGTCGCGGAACTCCATGACCTCAGGGGGGATAGGCCAGCTCGCACGGCACTCATCGCACCGGTACCCGTTGCTGGACTCCCAGACATCCCCGCCGCAGATCGAGCACAGGGGTGGCCGAAAGATCAGCGGCGGTGGGTCGTCGCGCAGGCCGGTAGCGTCAGTGTCGGTCACTGGTTGATCACCTTTCTGGCGATCGCCGTCGAGTAGTTGGTTAGTGACCCGAGCTTCCACGTTCCGTCCGGGTTGACCCAGCCGAGGCCCTCAGCCTCATACGAGAACGCGTGCAGCCATGCGGCAAGGTGCGGGACGATGCCTTTCTCTGCTGGCGGCTTGGATGCCCGACACCGGCACACTAGGTCTTCCCCTTCGGGGCCGTCGGTGAGCGTGTACCAGCATCCGCCTTCACTGTGCATGCTCAGGGTGTGGTCGCAGTTCACGCACCGATACATGACGCCGTCGTTGAGCCGCTCGGCGGCGGCCCGCAGCAGCGCGGGTCCAGTCAGGTCAGTCACTGCGCGGCCTTCCATAGGTTTTCCTTGGCGCAGTCCAGTAGGAATCGGTCGGTCAATGTGGACCACCTCGGGTCATGGTCGGCCTCAGTGAGTCCAGTGGCATGGTCACCCGGTGTGCCGTGCCACGGCGCGGGGGACGCCCACAGCGGGGCGTCCAGCCGGTGGCGGTCGAGGACCGTGTGCCGCCACAGGCTGAGGTTCAGCCACATCGCCGCCCGGTACGCGGCCTCCCTCGACGCGCACGGCGTCAGGTCATCCGCGCCAGCCAGGTGCACGCACCACAGACCATCGCCGGTGACATCCGGGGTGCCGTCCTGGTCAGGCATCGCGTGTCTCCTTGGGGAATCTGTCTGCGATGTCCTGCGCTGTCGCCACACACGCCGGGCACCGGTCCTCGTGTGTGTGAGATCCATACGCCCACCCTGCGGCCCGGATGTCGGATGGGGTGCGACGCTCCTCGGTCGGGGGCATCACCGACCCGCACCCGCGGGTGCCGCACCGCATCTGCCACCGGTGGTCCGTGCTGCTAATCCACTCCTGGGTCACTGTCCCCACTCCTCTCGCCCGGGGTGTGGCTGATCTTCATCCACCGGATGCCTCCTGTTCGAGTTGCCGGTTCATTTCGGCGACGGCCCGGACGGCGTCGTCGTCGGACAGCAGCCACTCGGCTACCAGGGCATCCAGGTATTCGACGACCGCGGTCTGGTCCTCGATGCTGACGCGGAGAACGTTCCGGCACCGGGTGAACGGGATACCGGGGTCGAGCATTTCCTCTGCGGCTTCGGCCTGCGCGGCCCACCTGAACACCAGCCGCACCATGCCGTCACCCACGGGTCTCCTCGATGGTGTCGGAGCCGATCCCGTCGAGGGAGGCCTCCGCGGTGACCGGAGTCCCGGCCCCATGGACGGTGTGGAGGAAGTCCTCGGCGAGCTGCCACGACTGGTCCTCGGCCGCTTCCTCGTCTGCCGCGTCCAGGTCGACGGTCATGTGGATGGTGGTCGCGTATGTCACCCGGTACCTGGGCATGGTTCCTCCTCGTATCTGGTGGCTGCCTTGTGGCAGCGCTGCTTGTGCTGGTCGTCCGCGGCCCTGCCGCAGTGGGCGCACGACCCGTCCCCGGCAGGGCAACCACAGGAGTCGGTCACGTCGGCCCCTGGGTGTATCGCTTCTCGGCCTCGGCGCGCACGAGGCTCGGGTACTTGTGGACCGGGCAGGAGTCGTCGGCCCACAGTGCGCCATCGATGAACGCGTCCCGCCGGTCCTCCGCGAGAGTGGAGGGCCGGTCCTGGCTGTGGTCGTCGTCGGCCTGGTCGAGGGCTGCCTCGATGTCGCTGATCAAGTCCCTGAGGACACGGCGGTCCGTGCGGGTCATGCCGGCGACCATGGCGTCCAGCTCCGCGGTGTCGTCGAACGCTGCCTTGATGACGTCCCCGTAGTCCCCGGGAGCCCGGTACTTGGCCACGGTCGTTCCTTCCTGTCGGCCCGCGCGGGGGCGGGGTTACTTGGTTGCGATGTCGTGTCCGCAGGCGACCCACGTGATGCGGTCGGCGGTGATGGTGGCCCGGTCGGTGTCGTCCTCGTCGGTGGCGGCGCACTGGGTGATGGTCACGTCGCCGGTGCCGCGGGCGACGGGCGTGACCCGCCAGATCCCGTCGGTGTCGTAGACGACCCGGAGGGCTGTCCCGTCAGAGCATGTGACCAACGCGGGGTCGTCGCCGTAGTGGCTGAACTCGTCGCGGATCGCGCCTTCGACCTCGATCAGGTCGTCGCTCGCGCCGTAGATCGTGACCGTGTCCATGAAGGGCTCCTGTCAGTTGCTGGTCAGCTGGGGATGATCTCGATCGGCTTGCCCTTTTCGTTGACAAGGCCGGCCTTCCCGGTGGCGATGAGTGCCGCGACGCGCAGCCCGTGCCGAATGGCGGTCGACTTGGAGACCCGGAAGGTGTCTTGGATCGCGTCGAGGTGCTCTACGTCCTGATCGTTCAGGTTCAGGTGAGCTCGCGTGTAGTTGGTCATGGCTGGCAACTTACCTCCTTTCGATGTGCATCACTATAGCATGACGTACGCGTCGGTTGTGCATGGCGCGTGCATCGATGGTGTAGGATGTTGAACGCCGGGGAGAGAGGAGGAAGCGCGTGGGGGCCGGGAACGCACAGCGCGTACTCCTGTCCTGGCAACACCTCGACGGCGCCCCAATCCGGGCACTGCTCCAAATGTCACTGACCATCCTCGATGCCGACGAGGCGCCTCGATGGTGGGGAGGAAGGGAACCACTCGCTGGGGCCATCGGGCACCGGTACCCATCAGAGACCGACACGTCAGAGGAGGCAGACAGAGTGCGCAGGAACGCGAATCGAGCGGTTGACCGGGCACTCAAGGCGCTCCGCGATGCCGGTGCGATCACCACCGCTGTGCGCCCTCGCGGCGGTCGCAGGGCCGAGTACGCCATCCACTTCGACGGCCCATCGCACGACGGCGAGCGTCGCGTGACACGCGACGCTGAGCGTCGCCCACAGGGCGACGGTGAACATCGCGCGATGGGCGACGTACTGGGAAGATCGCCTATTCGAGTGTCGTCAGTGCTCGTGTGGGGTCCAGCCGGATGGTGACCGTAGGCGGTGGTCTCCGGGGGCGTAGCGGCTCCAGGTGCCGCCGGCCTGGGTGGTGAGTCTGGTGGTGGTGGCCTGGTGGTAGCCCAGGGCGTCGGCGACGACGGGGGCGGGCATCTGAAGGACGTGCTGGCGGAGGGCGGCGGTCCGGGCGGCGACGGTGGGGACGCCGAGATCGTGGACCAGGGCTGCCAGGGCGTTGGGGGTCATCGGTTGTCCGGCGCGGCGTCCGGGGAACAGCCAACGTGAGTCGTGGTTGGTCGCGGTGTTCGTGTTGCTGCGGTGAGAGGTCCACTCCAGCAGCAGATCGGCGACCTCGGTGGGGACCGGGGACGGCGGTTGTCCCAGTCGCAGGAGCACCTGGTCACCGTCGCAGGTGACGTCGTCGATGCTCAGGCGGACGATCCGGCTGACGGGCTGGGCGTAGAGCAGGACGATGGCGGCTGCGACCCGGGATCGCAGCGGCAGGTCGCGGCCGGTCAGGATGCGCCCGAGTAGCTCCACCTGTTGGTGGGGTGGCAGCGGTGCCGCCTGGCGGGTCGCTGCGGTGGGCAGCCGGAACCGGCGGGTCAGCTTGCCGGTCATGCACCACAGCAGGAAGGCCCTGACCGCGTGGCGGGCGTACTCGTGGTGCTCGACGTGCCAGGCGTCAATGTCGCCTTGGCGGCAGGTGGCCAGGGTCAGGTCGTGCTCGTCGAGCCAGTGCAGGAAGCTGGTGGCGTGTTTGACCTGGTCCCCGGCGTAGCTGCGGGCTGAGGGTTTGAGCGGTTTGGTCTCGGCGCCGGCGCGCAGCCGGGGCAGGACCTGCCAGGTCGCGAAGCGCCGGATCACCTGGACGTGCTGTGGGTCGGCGATGCCGGCGAGGTGGCCGACCAGCCATCGTTCGAACGAGCAGATCTGCTTGTCCAGGGCGGGCAGCACACCGCAGGTCATCAGCAGTTCTCGCAGGTGGGCGGCGGCCCGCCACGGCTGCAGGGTGTGGAACGCCTCGTGGGTCAGCTCGATGTCACCGTGGCCCAGGCGCCGCAGCAGATCGCCGGCGCCGGCGGTGCGGGCCTTGCGCTCATCCAGCCAGGACAGGCCGGACCGGGGGTTGTCCATCGTGAGCAGGAGCTCGGCCAGTGGGACCAGCTCGGGGCGGATCCGCCTGGTGCCGTCGTCCAGGAGATCGGCGAGCCGATCAGCGAGGGTGCATCGGGTGCACAGCCGGCCGGCGAGCAGCGTGTCCTCGTAACCGCAGCGTGCGCAGGCGAAGGACTGGGAGAACCCGGCACAGGTGGTGCAGATCGCGGCGCCGTCGTCCGGGCGCCGGCCCGGCAGCGCCCGCTCGGCACCGCAGCCAGGGCACAGTCCCCGGGTCCGCACCGCACGGTCCAGGCAGGTCCGGCAGACGCGGCCGTCTGGCCAGCTGCCGGCCGTGTTCCGGTGCCGCCCGCACCGGGCGCAGTCGACCATGAACCAGCGTTCGTACTGCTCGTCGGTCGCATAGGGGCGGCTCATGACCCGGGCAGGATCCGCGCCGGGCGAGGCCGCAGCTTCTGCGCGGCCGGGGCCAGCGGAGCCGGCAGGTCACCGGTGGCGGTCTTGCGGACGCCGGCGTTGGCGGCGGTGGTGGACACCAGGTCGCCCGGGGTGCAGGACAGGATGTCGCACAACGCGGCCAGCACCTGCAGCGACAACCGCTCGGGGGTGCCGGAGACCAGCCGGTGGACCTGGGAGGCGGACAGGTCGATGCCACGCTCGCGCAGCAGCGGCACCAGATCGGTGGCGGTATAGACCCGCTGAGCGGCCATCATCTCCCGCAACCGCCACGTGTAACCCACCTTGCGCTTCACGCCCCACCACCGTTGTGGGATCCCAGGGCCGCAGCGACGGTGGCGTCCAGGTGCCGACGCAGAGTCCGGGTACGAAAGTCCGACGACACACATGTGTAGATCGAGGTAGTGGAGGCGTGATCGTGCCCGACCTGTTCCTGGACGAACCGCGGGTCCCAGCCGTCCTCGATCAGGTGCGTGACGTACGACCTGCGTAGCGAGTGGAAGTCCAGACCCTCGTCCAGACCCAGCGCCTGCCGGTAGGCCAGGAACCGGGAGTCCAGCCGCTGGCACCCGATCCGCAGCCCACGCTCCGACGGCCAGGCCGCCGGGTTGGCATCGACGCCGAACAAGGGACGGACCTCGCCGAACCACTCCGCCAGGACGTCCGCGGTCCAGTCCCACACGGTCAGCACGCTGCGATGTTTGGGTGGCGAACCCTTCTTCGCCTTGCCGAAACGGACCTGGCACCGGCCCCACTCGCCGAACTCGGGACCGTAGGGGTTGCAGCCGAAGTCGGCAGCGTCCAGCATCCGCGTCTCGTTGCGCCGCAACCCGAACGCGTAGGCGGTCTTGAACAAGGTCGCGTCCCGGAACGCCGGCAGCCACCCCTTGCGGCCGAAGGCCCGGATCCGGGCCACCTCGTCGTCGCAGTGCTCGAAGAAGGCATGCAGCTCAGCCTTGGTGAACGCCCGCTTCCTCGGGTCCGCCTCGTTGTCCTGCACGTGCACCGCGGTGTTCCACTCGTGCACGACCTGCACCGGGTGGGTGCCGAACCGCTCCTGGCAGGTCGCCGCCCACTCATACACCGGATCGGTGACGAAACCGCAGAACGCGCCGATGGTCGCGCCGTACGAGCGGATCGTCGATCTCTTCAGGTCCCGCAACGATCGCAGGTCGCCCAGCCACTCGTCCACCATCCCCGGCGTCCACTGCCACGGGAACGCGTCCGCGTGTGCGGCGAACGCCTTCACCGTCCTCTCCCGCCCCTCCACCGTGGTCCGAGCCAGATTCCGCGCCAGCTGCTGGTTCGCGAACCCCGTCAACATCGCCGCGAACACCTGCTCCTCCGGACGCAGCAGCGCCACCCCGTCGACCACGAGCAGCTTCGCCGCCCCCGGCACCGACCCACTCGACACCACTGCACGTCACCTCTAGTCGCTCTCCGCTACTCGCATTGGGCGCGAAGATATCGCATCCAATGCGAGTCGGCCGACAACCCCCAGATCAGCGACCACGCCAAGGTCCAACGATTCGCGTTCACACCCGACCGGCCGCTTCTCTCACGGACGGACCGGCCACCCAACATCCCTGGTCAGGGGCATGATCCCCAACCCTCCGCTCAGCGCTTCGCCAACCATCACCTATTCGCATCCGATGCAATTGGCGGCAGAAGTGACCGTGGTCCCAAAGAGGACGCTAAGAGGACTGAGGAACACCAGAGGAAAAAATCACCTCAGGTGACCAACTCACCTGCGTCTGTGGACAACCGCCCGACACCCCGATCCATCCCTGCCACACCAGGCCCATGCATCAACGGCCACCGCCAGATCGGCCGACGCATCGTCGAATGCGAGGACTGCCTAGGCCGTGGATGCGACGCGATATACACGAGAGAGGAACACGACCGTGACCAGCCGTGAGATCCACGTCGGTGACATCGTCACCTACGAGCCCGAGAAGACCCCGAACCTCCAACCCGAGATGTCGTACCTGGGGCGCAGGTGGATCGTCACCCAGGTCGGCACACACCAGCACGACGACGGCCACATCCGGGCGACCGCCCTCACGCCGGCCGACAACCCGACGTCGATCGCCAGGCACGCCCGCAACTGGCGGATCCTAGAGACCGCCGCGTACACGCGGGTCCCGGAGCCGCTGCCCACCGCGGTCGGGTCCGTGATCCGCGCACGATGCGCGGCGGGGACGGGGCTCACCTCCCCGCTGATGCTCATGCGCGTCACGGATGACACGTGGGTCGCCCAGGACGGGGCCACATGGGCCGACGCATCGGTTTACGTCCCCGGCCCGGACTTCGACGTTGTCAGTCTCCCGCGCCCGGACGCCATCCGCAGCGGAACAACCAGCAAGGAGGCCGCCAGGTGACTGAGACCCCGATGACCGCCGAGGAGTTCGGTGGCCGCGAATACAACGGGCTGCTCGTCCAGCCGCTCACCGACGACGGCGAACTGTATGTCGCACACGGACACGTCGGAATGACCCAGTTCATTCGCGCCATCCAGGAATGCGACCTAGCCGACTGTGGTGACGGCCTGCCGGATCTCACGGTCGACGACATCGACCACAGGTGGGCGACCCGAGTTAGCGGTGATGGCGTCGAGTACGAATGGCGCATCGATTGGTGCCAGTCGAACACGCCCGGAGCGTTCCCCGTCACCACATGGCAAGCCTGAGGAGGATTAGTGACCATGTATGCGCTTACCGAGGACATCGGTACCGGGATTCGGGCGATCGTCGGCAATGGCCAGCGGCTCGAGTTCCCACCCGAGGACGGCCCGATGCTCGCGGACCTCCTCCACGACCAGTGGCCGCAGTGCGCCGGCGGCTGCGAGGCCCGCGAGGACGTCTGTGAATGCTGCAATTTCTGCCCGGATTGCGGGTCCTGCGAGGAATGCAAGGACGAGGAATGCCCCGAGTGTGGCACCGAAGTCCCTGAGGACGACATCTGCGATGACTGCGGGCACTGTACCGACTGCTGCGCATGCGAGGAGACTGCCTGATGCCGACGCTGATCATCACCCGAGGCCTGCCGGGGTGCGGGAAAACAACGCGGGCCGTCACGTGGGTCGCCGAGGACCCCGTTGGCAGGGCGCGTGTGAACCGGGACGACCTGCGGTCCATGGCCCACGACGGGGCGTGGATCGGCCGGGACGCTGGGACTCCAGGGACGGAGCGGGCGATCACCGGCGCGCGGGACGCGGCCATCACGGCCATGCTGTCCGCCAGCGTGGACGTGGTGTGTGATGACACGAATCTCCCGGCGCGTGTTGTCCGGGACCTCATGGCCCTGGCTGGGCGGTGTGGCGCGCAGGTCGAGGTGTGGGACATGACCGACGTGGACGTGGACGTGTGTGTCGAGCGGGACGCGACAAGGGCGGGGAGTGCCCAGGTCGGGGCCGCCGTGATCCGCGGCCTGCACAACCGGCACATCGCTGGCCGCGCCTGTCCGCTGCCCGTCCCGGAGCCCAAGCCAGGACAGGAGCCGCCAGCCCCGTATGTGCCGCCCGAGGGGAAGCCGACGGCGTGGATCGTGGATGTCGACGGGACACTCGCCCACATGTCCGGCCGGAGCCCGTTCGACTGGGCCAGGGTCGGGGAGGACACCGCCAACCCAGCGGTCCTCGATTTCGTGAATACGGTCGCTCACCGACGCACGGTGATCGTCATGTCCGGCAGGGATGGGTCGTGTCGGGATGCGACGGAGGAATGGCTCCGTGACAACTTTGTTGCATTCGATCTGCTGCTCATGCGCGCCGAAGGGGATATGCGCGACGACACGATTGTGAAACGCGAGTTGTTCGACCAGCACATCCGCGACCGGTTCCAAGTGGTCGGCGTGCTCGACGACCGGAACAAGGTCGTCGCAATGTGGCGGGCAATGGGGATCCCCTGTTTCCAGGTCGCCGAGGGGGACTTCTGATGGCAACGATCATCATCACGTGTAACCGGTGCGGCGGGCAGGCCACTACCACGTCTGTAGCCGAAACAATGGCATGGGATGAGTCCCACGACGCCCATTGCCCCGCACTAACCGGCAGCGAGGACAATGGATCGTGAGCGCCAATACCAGCATCGCGTGGACCGATGCGACATGGTCGCCGGTTTCCGGGTGCACACGATTGTCGCCCGGCTGTGAGAACTGCTACATCGACCGGACTCCGCCGCTGCGGATGGCGCGGCGCAGGTTCGACCGCCCGGGTGTCGGCGGGACCACAGGGGTCCTGCTGCACCCGGAGCGCCTCGGGCAGCCGCTCCGCTGGCGGAAGCCACGCCGGGTGTTCGTGTGCTCAATGTCGGACCTGTTCCACGACTCCGTCCCCGACGGGTTCATCGCCCAAGTCTGGGACGTGATGGGGCAGTGTCCCCAGCACACATTCCAGATCCTCACCAAGCGCCCCGCGCGGATGAGGTCCTGGGTGACCCGCTGGGCCGACACCATCAGTGACGCCGGCATGGTTCCTGGGTTTCCGTCGGCCCGGGGCCCTGAGGCCGTCCGCGGCACCTACACGTCCGGCAGGGCGCGGCTGTTCGCCGACATGCTCGACTCGATGGGTGACCCGCCGGACGGCTGCGCGTACCCGCTGTACGACTGGATGGAGGGGCAGCGGTTCTGGCCGGCCGTCCTCCCGAATGTGCATCTGGGTGTGACAGCGGAGGACCAGGACCGAGCGGACCAGCGGATCCCTGTCCTCTTCGACACGCCAGCGGCCGTCAGGTGGGTGTCCGTGGAGCCGATGCTCGGGCCGATCGACCTGGGCGGTGTCGCTGGCATCGACGCGCTTCACCCGGACTGGATGGGCGGCGCGGGTGGCGGCACTGGGGCGAGGCACCCGCTGCTCGACTGGGTCGTCGGCGGCGGTGAGTCGGGGCCGGGTGCGCGGCCCATGGAATTGGATTGGGCGACATCAATCCGTGACCAGTGCGTCAATGCCGGCGTCCCATTCTTTTTCAAACAATGGGGTAACTGGTGTCGGCCCGACCAGTTACCGGACGACTCATACCGTGAATGGGAACAAGCAAGCAACGACATTCACGTCATCGACCGGCCGCTCAAGTTTCGGTCAACGAAGTTCACGGGCCGACTCCTGGACGGCCAGACATGGGACCAATACCCGAAGGAGACATTGAGGTGACAGACGTGGGAGTGTACAAGCGGCGTGACCCGGCGGTCCGGGCCATCCAATACGACGGGACATCGGTGTCCGCGTCGCAGGTACTGGCGTTCGTGAACCAGTCCCGCGACTACGCGGCATCCCGGGCAGTCATTCCATCCGGAGAAACCATTCTCCTGTTCTGCCGGACCGACAGGGTCACCACCACCACGGCCATCACCGACGGGGACTGGGTCGTCAACGAATTTGATGGCACCATGCGCGTATTCCCGCACGCGTCTTTCGCCCAGGAGTACCAGGCGTGCTCTGATCCCGGGTACATGGGCGCAGTGTTCGACGACCCGCTGCGCATGGAGGACGACGAAGTGGGCGAGATGGTCCACTGGAGTCTGTCCAAGGATTGCGTCTTGGATTTCATCGATGACCGGGGTGTTGAGTCGGAGTTCGTGCCTGCCGTGGGCCCCCGGGGTGTGCACGTCACGATCTCGACCGGCCCGGATTTCCCGGGGTCCGGGGTCCAGCATCGGGCCGTGACCGCCGACCAACTGGAGGCGTACGCGCGGAGGCTGCGCGGCCTCGCCTATGAGTGCCGGCTCCGCGATGCCGCGGCCTCGACCGAGACGGAGACCTCGCCGTGACCACTGAGCCGCCTGCCGCCCCACAGGACCCGTCCGAGCTGGTGGCCGTGTCCCTGGCCCGACTGGACGCCCTGGAGGCGCTCCACTACCACGCGGCGTCCCTGCTCCGGGACGACGGGACGTCCACCGTGTCGATCGGTGCCCTGGCCGGGGATGTCGTGGCCGTGGCCGTCACGTCGTCCATGCGGCACGCGTGCGCGTGCACGCCCCGCCTGGTCCGTACGGCCGCTGATATCCGGGCCCTAGGCCAGGCTGTCGCCGACGGAGACCCCGACGCCGCCCCCGACGGCGTGCCCATGGTGATACTGGTGGAGGACTGTGACGTGCCGCGTGTATGGACGGTGGTCGGCGTACTGCACGGTGACCCAGGTGACCCGCCGACTGTGTATATGACGGAGTGCTGGGGTCGGAACACCCGGTGGCTCACTGACCGCGCCACTGACGATGGGATCGCCGGCCACGGCCCGTGGCGGGTTGCGTGGAGCAGGGGAGTGCAGTGGTGAGCGTGCGGACAGGACTCGGGGCGATGCGGGTGCAGGTGTGGTGCTGCGTGGTACCAGCGCACCGGATGGTCGAGTGGCGCGGTGACGTCGCGCACTGCGTGGAGCCCGGGTGCCAGGTGACATCGGATGTCACTGGCGAGTGGATCCGGGAGGCCGCGGACATTGGCGCCCGGGAGGCGCTGGAGGCGATGGCTGTGTTCCTGCTCGGCGTGTCCGGCGACATGCCCCCAGGCCATCCGTGGCGCCAGAAATACATGGACGCCGCGAACCTCGTCGGCGACCCGGAGCACATCGACACCGTCATCCGACTCCTGGCTGCGCGACCGGGACGTCCCGCCGCCGAGAATGGGAGCCAGTAATGGGCTGGGCATCCGCAGGAGCCATTTTCAACCCCATCGCGCAGGCACTCATTAACCTGGGCGCGCCAGACGAAATGAAACGAGAAATCCTCGGGAAACTGATCGGTGTCCTCCAAGGCGAGGACTGGGACACTGAAGAAGAGTCCCTCGACCGGTTCGCTGATGATCCTGTGATTGTGCAGGCATTCGCGGACCACGGCGTCCCCGGATGCAATGTCTGCGGCGGATACGAATGCGACTGCGAAGAGGAGGAAACCACGTGATTGTCAGTGGTGAGGTGCCGCGGTGTTTCATGCTCGTCCGGGAGACCGACGTTACTGGCGTGTCGGGGACCGGAGCGGTAGCGGATGGCGTCCGGTGGCCGGACGGTTCGGTGACCGTCAGGTGGCGCGGGGAATGGCCGACCGTCCAGCACCACGACCGCGGCCAGGATTCGGTCGACCACATCCACGGTCACGGCGGCGCGACCCGCGTCGTGTGGCTCGACCCGGACGTCCTTGACGCGGACCTCACGGAGGCCCGACGGCTGGCCGAGAACGCCGCGATGGCGGAGGCCGAGAACTGCGACGACGCGCAGCTCCTCGCCGACTACCGGGCCGCGAACAAGCACATGCTCCCGGTCATCTACGAGGCCGCACGGCTCCGGGCCGCACTCCACGCCACGCACACCACCACCCGAGGCGGAATCGAGTGGCGCCGGGAGTCCATCACGTTCCTGCGGGACCGGGACATCCCGTCGCCCGATGGGCCTGAGCGGGACAGCCTGCACCGGTGGCGGGTCCACCTCGGAGGGACCAATGAGGCGTGCGCCTGGCGGTTGGAGCGCGAGGGACGCGTCGGGTGGCCGTCGATCCGGTGCGCCCCGAGCGGACTCCAGGTGCACGTGCGTGAGGTCGACACCCCGTGCGACTGCGCCGAGAGTGGCGCTATCGCGGCCGCCACGGTGTGGTGCAGGACATGCGGGAAGGTGTCCCCGGCCGGCACCCCACACGACAACTGCGGCGCCGAGATGACGCCATGACCAGCAGGAGCGACATTCCACCCATCGACGTGACTGCCCACACGTATCGCGTGTCGCCGTTTCCCACAGACAGTGAGGCCGGCAAACTGTGGGCGGCCTGGATCAAGTCGGATAACCACGGGCGATGGCTGGTGTCGAGCGCATACAGTTCAGTCCCCGAAGAATACCTCACCCGTGACGGATGGTGGACTTTCCAGAAAGGCGACGACACCCTGTATTCATTTGAGGACGCCGAGAAACTGGCGCGCGAAGCAGTGACGAAGATAGTCGTCAACGGTATTGATATTCATGGTGCCGTGAAACGGGAGGTGCCGCGCCGTGGCCACGCCGAGTGACGCTGTCCGGGAGGCCGTGCACGCCCGGATCAGCGACGCCCTGACCGACGTCGGGATCGTCGGCCGGTGGGCCCTGGTCGCCGAGGTCATCGACATGGACGGCCGCACCTCGGTGCTGACCGTCCCTGCACCGGGACTCGCCGCATGGGAATGCATGGGCCTCCACGGGCACGCACAAGCCCTCGCGAAGGAGGCGAGCATCCAGTGACAATCATCCACCTGGTCGACCCCGGGGCTCCGGCCCGGCCGCCACTGACGGTCGCCGAGTCCCACGTCCTCAACGTCCCGGCCGAGACGAGCCGCGCGGCGCTCCTCGCGCATACCCGCAGGGTCGCCCAGCTCCTCGCGGAGCTGTCGACCGCTAGGGGCATGCCGGAGGCCAGGCAGGTCCACGAGCACCACGGGTGGGCGTGGCTTCCCGCCCTGGGGGTGGCCCTTTCGCAGGCCCTGGACCTGGGCATGGAGACCGATCCGGGGCGGGTTCACGGGTGGGTCGGGGACCATGCGTTCCCGTCCGGGAGATGGTCGATGCGGGATGCGCTGCGCGTAGATGTCCCCAGGTACCAGCACGGCAGGACCGTGTCGTGGTGCCCGATCCCCGGGCCCCGAGGCGGGGCGTGCAAGCAACCCGGGAGAACGTTCACGCGGCTAGTCACCGACCCTATGACCGGTGACTGGGTGCTCGCCATGGTGTGCCCGGCGCATCGGCCCCAGGTCGACGCCGCGCGGATCGCCGCGCCAACGCCGCCACCGAACCGCGGCGGGATCCTCGCCAGGGTGTTCCCCGAGTGGGACCTCGACGGGTTGTACGGGTGGGCTGACGACCGGTACACAGCCACCGGCGAGGTCCTGGGGGCCAATCCGGTGAAGCGCCCGAGGCTCCGGGTTATAGACGGAGGGATATCTTGAGAGGGCGCGCCAATCGGGCTGTATTCATGGTCGACGGTCCGGCCGCTGGTTGTGTCGAGCAGGTAAAAGGCAACGTATTCAACGTTGTCGAAAGCGTAGGATCCCCACTCAGTGCGTATACGCAAGACGGGTACCCTGACGTATTTTTCACGTACACGGTGCGCACGATTGCAATCCCAATGGAACCGATCAGCAAATGCCCGGAATGCTTGTCGCGGCTAGAACCAATAGCATTCCGGTATATGGCGTACCACGATATCGGGTTATGCGGGCGCGTGAACGGAAATGATCCCGCCGTAATGGCAGCGCTCACGCCGTCTATCGCGTCCTGCGAAGAGACGCTTATCGAGAAGCGCACTCTGTACTGCAATGGGTGCCACCGCGTCAACCCAGGCCAGATATACAACCATGTCGCCAAGGAGACCACCAAAAATGGCTGATACGACTGTTGAAACGCTACGCCGTCAACTCATTACGGCATCAGAAATGTGGCAGAAACGATCCGACACCACACTGTCCAACACGGGACACGACGACCCAGGCGCCACCATGGCCGCCATCTACGCATACACCCTCGCCGCAACTCTCCGGATCATCAATGACCAGTACAGCGAGGAAGTAGCACAGTGTCTCGCCACTGACATCACCGGCATCCTCACCGATGGTGACTTCGATGACGTCAACGGCGACATCCTCGTCGCAGAAGGCGGCGTCCGGTGATGTCGACTGACCCGGCTTGCGACATGTGTGGCGGGACTATCCACGTGCGGCCCGTGAAGGTCGACCTGGATGTACCAGTGGTGTTGCTGTGCGGCCCGTGCTGGTACGGGATGCTCGCCGGGGAGGGTGCGTGACCGCCCACGGCCCGGAAGAGTTGGCTCGGTGGATGGCGTGGCTGGGGACAACGGACTGCCCGTGCGACCACCGGTGGAACAACGCCAGGGCGACCCTGCACGGCATGTGGATGCGCAACGGCTGGGAACGGACAACCACGGAGGCCGGATGCCCGCACCACGGGACCGACGCCGAGGCCGCCCGGGAACAGCGGAACAGGGAAGCGGGGATCTGGTGACTCGTCGTCGCCGAGCGTCTACCGTTCGCACCAGGCTGGTTACATCCACCGATGAGGCGCCGTCTAGACCGCACGCAAGAGCGAGAACTGTCGCGCGGCAGGCAATGGATAGGACCGTGGCGGCACCATGGCGCAGCGGTGGCGACGACACCAGTAGCGCAACGGCGAAGCCGCGCCTTAAGGAAACGAAACCATCCGCAGCGAAACCTAGGGGTAAGACGAGGAGGCTCCGGCAATCGGAAGTCTGGGAGTCGAGCGACCTTAACCGCCCGCGCCCCAAGGTCGGCCCACTATCGCTTCCACGTATCCTGCATCTGCGGGCGATGCCGTACCGGGAGTATCTGAGGACACCGGAGTGGACGGCACGCAGAATCGGGAAGATCGTTGACGCGGATGGGCGCTGCCAGGTTTGCAATTCTCCGAAGGATCTTGAGGTGCATCACCGAACCTATGAGCGTCGCGGCGCCGAGAAGTGGAACGACTTGACGGTGCTGTGCGCCGAGTGTCACGGGCTGTTCAGTGCGCACGGGAAAATGGTCAAGGATGCGGGTGGGAAGTAGGCGAGAAGCCCCACGGTCTACTGCACCAACCGGGCCTGGGTGAGGGATAGGCGGAAACCATCCGTCGCGCGGACAGGAGTTATCCATCAGCGCGGCAGTGAAATGAAACGGTCCGCCCGGGTTGCAGCCCGGGCGGACCAGGAACCAGATGACCCCCTCTAAGGAATCTCAGGTGCGCGCCAAGCTACCCGATGATCCTCGCGGCTAGCCCGGCGGGCCACTCCGGGGGCCACCCGGCGGACACCGACACCAGCCACGCCACCACCGGAACCAGCGCGGCACGCGCCACAGCCTCCGACAGGCCACCGACCTTGAGGCCGACGCCGACCCTGCACCACCAGGGCATCACCGGGATCCCGCCGTCCGCGCCGAACAAGAAGTCCCCGACCAGATGCGACGACCACCCGGCGACGAGGGCCACCGCCCACCACGGCCCGGACGTGACCCACAGCGCCGCGCCTGCCACCAATGGCAGCGCGAACCAGTGAGTGATCCCGCGGTGCCGCATCGGGCCGCTCTCCCCCAACCACTCGTCGGGGAGCCACCGGTCCAGGAGGCGCCACCACGCGGACTGGTCCATGTCGGGTGACGTGTGCCCGGCGGATGTGATCATCGCCAGCGGGACGCAGAGGACCTGTTGCCACCAGGGGAGGCCAAGGACGTGCCCGGTGACGATGCCGGTTGCGGCTCCCAGGAGAGCGTGTGTCGGGCCGTTCACTGAGTACCCCCATCAGGTTAGGTTAGGCTACTTTTACTGTCGATAACTCCTGCTTATCGGCGGTAACTTTTCACAAGAAAACCTTGATCGAAAACAGTTGTGATCTTGAACCGTTGAAGATCAGAAACGGTATGGGGACCGCCACACCCGCACCGCCACCACCACGACGCCCACCACGGCCGCACCCCCCGCTACCCATGGCCACGCCATACCCAGGACACGTGACCAGTCGATGGCCATGACCACCCTGGTCGCCGCGTACCCAATCGCGCCCAGGATGCCCAGCATGACCAGCCGGCCGCCGAACAGGGTCCGTAGCCATGACCGCTTGCCCAGCTCGATCTGAGCGAACCCCTTGGTCTGCTGGTCACCGATGAGCATGGCCAGGTGCGGGTGTCGTGTCCCGAACTCCTCGCGGGCACCCGCGCGACGCAACGGACTGGGCATGAGGTCCTCCCCTGGTTAGGCGTGCGGGTCGAAGCTGGTCAGCTTCTGCTGTGACCTGCTGAACGTGTTGTTGTACTCGATACCCATTTTCACCAGGAGTTTCGCCTCCGCCTCACGGCAGGACGCCAACGCCCGGTACAGGCGGCGCATCTTGCGCCTCGCCACCATTTTGTCCACCCCGAACGGCCACGTCGAGGCCTCCTTGATCGCCCGGTCCAGGGCGTTCCCGGCCTCGTGGTACGCGGTGGAGTCGACCATCGCCTGGTGCCGGCAGGCGTTGCGCCACGCCCGGTGGGCCGATCCCTTACCTGTCCCTTCCCATCGCTGCACCGGCGAACTGGTCCTGGCCTGCTGCTGGCCCCCAGCCCCGTTGCGTGCGGAGCGTTCCTGAGTCTGCGTGCCCGACTCGCTCATCGTTACCCTCCGTAAGTTCAGTGATCGTTTTCAGCCGGTCGTTCAGCCCACCTAAATCGCCGATTCAGCCCCACGCCAGGAGCTGAATCCCCTAAGGGGAGAGGCTCAGTTCAGTTCAGGAATTCAGCCCGCCAGGGCGTCTCCGCTGTCGTCACCACCAGTAGTCGCCCCGGCATCCCACGTCGCTGGAGCGGACACGAAATGCCACCACACCGGGTCCTGCTCGTCCTGCGCCATCAGCCCGAGGTCGGCCAGGCGAGCCAGCCGCATGTACGGCCACGGCCGCCCCCCGCCACCCGGGATCGAATGCCACACCGTGGACAACTCAGTCTGCGACACGGACGACTGCCCGCCGTCGTGGCGCTCGATCAGCATCCGCCGGAACCGCTCGTTGCGTTCCGCCGTGGACAGCCGCGACGCAGTCAGGTCACCGAGATCCACGTCATCGGCTGACGTGTCCTGGTCATCACGGTCAGGGTCGACACCGGTCAGGTCGATCCCGTCGAGCATGGGCATGGGTAGGTCCTCCATGTCGTCTCCGGCCATGTCCAGGTCATCGCTGTCCTGGTCATGACCGGACTGGTCGGTGGTCACCGTGGACACGGTGACCTGGTCACGGCGGCTGGTCACGGGGGCAGTGGCCGTGGGCATGTCCATCTGGTCATCGTCGCCGCTGGCCATGTCGGCTAGGACCTGGTCACGGCGGCCTAGCCAGTTCTGGTAGGCCGGGCCCAGCGCCGTGACCATCACCGGGTCAAGTTGGGCACGGACATGGGCATGGGCACGGACCACCTCGGTGAGGACCGTCAGGTCCTCGGTGTCCCCGTCGCGCGTCGGCAGGTCACCGCGGATCGGCATCGCCCACCGGGACTCCGGGACGTCGGGCGCGGACATGATGTGCATCCCAGGCTTGCCCATCCACGCGTCCGGGCGTGCCCCCGCGTCGATCACGTGATCCGGGAGGCAGAACCCAGCGTCGGCGATGTCGAGCACCCAGAAGCAGGTGCGGCGGATCAGGTTCGCGCGGACGTCGGTGTCCATCCGCCCATGGGAGGCGCGCTGGAGAGACATGCAGAACTCGATGCCGGCCTTCCGTGCCTGCTCGGCGATCTTCACTAGCGCACCGTTGTCGACGAGCCATGCGGCTTCCTCGAACTGGACGAACACCTTCGGGATCCCGTGGCGCGTGAACGCCCTCGGCTCCCACTTCGTCATCCGATGCGACGCCAGGTCCGCGATCCGCGCAGGGACGGCCCGGAGGATCCCAGCGACCATCGCCTTCGCGTCCTTGTCGTCCACGGCTGGCCATGCGACGCCGTCGATGATCGGCGCGGCGGACTGTGGTCCGGCGATCGGGTCGCACCACAGGACACACACGTCCCGGCGGGTCATCATCCTGGTCGCCTTGACCAGGTCCCGGATGGACTTCCCTGATCCAGTGGTGCCCATGACCAACTCGTGACCAGCGAACACGGTCTCTGCTGGTGTCCCATCCGCGTAGGTCCCTACCCGGATCGGGTCAGCGATCGACAGGGCACCCGAGAAACCCACAGGTGGCGCCGGGGGCTCGAATGGCATTGTCGCGTCAAGGCGTGTCGTGTCCACTGGCCGAATGATTGTCTGACCGCGGTGCTTCCCGATCCGCGCAATCAACGTCCCCGGTCGCAGCTTAAACAGGGACTCCCACCGCTCAAGCTGTGACCTGACATCCGAGACAGTCTGGCCGTCCTTGTGGTCGATCACTACTTCCTGGGAGTCTTTCCCCGCGGGGCGAACAGTTGTTCCGGCAGCGAGCCCGAGGGCCTCCGGGTCGACGCCCTTGACGACGTGCGTGTCTTCGCCTGTACCCTTGACCCTTTTTGACTCCTGGGCGTTGAAGATCACCGCCGCGGCGACACCGGAAATGAGGTAGACGATCGCCCATGCAATCTCGTCGGCGAGCAACACTGAGAGTGCCGCTCCTACACCAGCGGCAGCGAACACCCCCGTGACGTTTTCACGTTCCACTTTCCGACGCGGACCCATGAGAACCCAGATCCGCCACGCAACGAGACTGGTAGCAGCGAGGATGCACACGACAGTGAGCACCCATTCACTGGTCGACCCATACTTTTCCAGCGTCCCGTGCGCAGCAAGACCGGCTAGGTAAATCCCGGGGAGGCACAGCCATGCGATTTCATCGCGTGTAGACCCCGACTTATTCAGGTCGCCTTTCTTCGGCGACCTGACGGACACAGACAGGGGCCTCGGCCTCGTTGACATCCTGGATTTCGCCATTACCCGCTCACCTCTCTGCGCGTGTCTCGGTCGGCCCGGTACGCGGACCACAGGGCGCGAGCCTCCGGACCGGACAGTGGGTGCCCGGCAGCCCGTACGGCGGCGGGCAGGGTGTCCCTGTTCACGCGCTCTCCCACGCCCTCCATTCGCTCTGCTATTCCGCGGGCGACGGCGAGGAGTTCTCCGGGCACATCGACGGTCGCCGACACTCTCGTCGAATGGGGATTGGGTGTGGACGGCACTGCCGTCAGCGCCCGGCGGATGGGTGACCGCGGTAACTCGTGCTCCGGCGTGTGCACCACTGGCGGCGCACCATCCAGCACCAGATCAGCGAGACCAGCGAGGACCTCCCCCGGTGCCTGCCGGTCCACGGACCGGGTCACAGCAAGGACCTGCGCCGGATCCAGGGCACCCGTGCGCAGCCACCGGGCGACCTCACGGCGGACCCTCCGCCCGGACCGGCCACGGGCCGACAGGCGCAGCGCGGTCCGCGCCGCACCAAGGACCGCCGCGTCCCGCCTTGCGCCCACAGCAGCCGACAGCCGCGCCAGATGCAGCCACGTCCGCGCCGACTCCACCGGGGCCGTGACCCACAACCGCGCAGGGATCCGGTCGACTGCGGTCTGCTCGGCCCGCCAGTCGCCGATGGCGTCCCGCGCCGACAACTCGACCAGTACCGCCCACACGGCCGGGGCAACGACGTGCCACGGAACAGCTGCGGTCGTGTTCGCGGCGAGGGCGTTCAGGGCGATGGTCCCGGCGATCCCCGCGTGTGCGGTGACCCGCCACGCCGGCACCGGGCGACCGAGACGCGCGCCAGCCACATACCGCAAGGAAGCGCCGAGGATCAGAGCGTCCACGAGGAGCGGGAACCCAGCCGCGAGCACCGGCGGGAAAACGTCGGCCGCCGCCCCATACAGGGACGCGTAGGACAGGGCCGCTCCGATCCCTGCCACAGCGGCGAGGATCCCCACCGCTACCGCGCGGATACGAGCTACCCACGGCGGCGGCGGGCCGCCCGTGAGATGCCCGCACTCGGGGCACACCTCGGGTGGGCCCGGATGATCGACGGCCATGGTCGCCCCCTTTAGTCGAGTTGTCGTCAGTGGGCGCCATCGAAGCTGACGGCCTTGATGGCGGACCACGGCCCGTGCCCACGGTGGCCGCGGAACCGGATGGTCTGCCGGCCGTACGCGCCGACCCGGTAGGTCCTGGACACGGTCGTCACGGTCCCGACCCCGCAGGTCTTGGCCACGGCGCGGCCCCAGCCATGGAATCTGGCGCGCGCGTGCAGGTACGCGCAGTGGTGATCCCACTTCGCGTCCTTCACGGAGTAGGTGACCCGGATCCGGGTCGTCCCGTCGGCGGCGACCCATGTCCCGGTGTGACTCACACACCCGGTCATCCCGGGCGCGCTGATCCGGTAGCGCCACCCGAATTCGTCGCCGCATTGCAGACGCTCGGATGCGGCGGCAGGGCCTGCTCCGGCAGTCAGTGCCGCGGCGATCAGCGCCGGCGCGGCGGCTGCGATGGTGATCCCGTGCATGTCGTGTCTCCTTGTGTCGTGTCTCCGTGCCGCCCCAGCCTGGGGGGTGGCTGGGGCGGCCGGTCCCGTCGCCGAGGGGGAGCAGCGACGGGGGTCAGTGGTGGTCAGGTGTCGGCTGGGAGGTCCAGTGCCGACGCCCGGATAGCGGGCTGGGCGTGCATGTCGTCGAGGTCCAGCTCGATGCGGGCCCGGTGCCGCTCGATCTCGGCGAGGGCAGCGGCCTGCCTGGCCTCGTCGAGGCGGGCAGCGACCCGGACCCGGACCGCAGTCCGGTCCCGCCACGCGTCGACGTGGATCAGGGCCACGGTCCCGGCCCACGACAGGACCAGCAGTGCGCCGGCGCCGGTCGCTGCGGTGAGGATCTCCGCGGCGGTCACGGTCCCTCCCTGCGTGGCCACGTGGCGGCCGTCCACTGGCCCTCAGGTGGCGCGGTCAACGTCACCGTGCCCCGTGTGCCACGGATGACACGGGTGCCGGTCAGGGCCGCGACGACGGCCCCGACCCTGTCGAGGAGGTCATCGGCGATGACCTGCCGGTCGATGGCCGGAGTGTCGAGCCTGGTCCCGGCGTCTGTCATCGCGGACACCAGCGACCACGTCGCGGCCGCGAGGGCCTGCTGGGTCTCGGCCAGCTCCCGCTGGAGCCGGTCGACCTCAGCGATGAGGACCGCCGTGTCGTCGTCGGTCACCGGACTGCCACATCCGCGTCGCTGTGGACGTGGATACCGGTGATCTCCCCGGCGGAGATAGGGACACCGCCGACGGTGAACACGAGGTCACCGCTGCTGGCGTCGACGTCGGTGATGGGTCCGCGGATGCACCTGCGGACCCCCTCGGGGTGCCGAGACCACGACCGGTCCGTCCACCACAGGGTCGCCGTCACCCCAGGAGAGAGCAGCCCGAATGTGGTGGTGGATGCCCCTGGTGGCATCGGGGGCAGGGTGTCGCCGCCGAGGATCAGCAGCGGGCACGGCTGGTCTGTGAGGGGCATCCGGTGCAGGGGGTGCTCGGCGATGGTGGGGATGATCCGCCCGTAGCGGGGCGCGCCGGTGATGACACAGGCCGCCCACTCGGTGGCGGATGGCCGGAAGTTGGTGATGGTCGCCCACTGGCCGACTCGGGCGCGGGCAACGGCCCGGTTCCACCGGGCGCGGGCCTCGTAGTTGCGGCAGGTGGGCGCCAGGAGCCACCACCAGACGCCCACGATGGTCGCCAGGAGCAGGACCACGGCGGTGGCCTGCCTGCCGGACGCGGCCGCGAATGGCGTCGCCAGGGCCACAGCGACCGTGGCGGGCACGATCGCCCGCATCTGTGTGTCGGTGCTCGGTGTCCTCATCGCGTCCCCCTCGGGCGCTGGGTGTCCGTGTCGCGGCCACCATACCCCGACGCGTCTACCGTTGTCTACCCCGATCGGATACAGTGGTGGCCGTGTCCACAACTGACGGCGGGATCGCCGCCCCCGCTGCCAGACTGTCCCGCGTGAGAGCCGGGACCCGATGGGCGCCGATCGCCGAGCACCTGCTCGGCGAGATCCGCGCGGGCCGGATACCGGTCGGCGGGATACTGCCGTCGATCACCGTGATCTGCGCTGAGCACCGGGTGGCGCGTCGCACCGCGTCCAAGGCTGTCGGGCACTTGCGGGACGTGGGCGTGGTGGAGATCCGGCCTGGCGCGGGGGCGTGGGTGGTAGCTGTGCCTGCCGATGGGTCGGCTGGTGTCGCGCTAGGTGTCCTGGCACGGCTGGACGGCCATGAGGCGCGGATCACCGCGCTGGAGGCCGAGGCACGCAGGCGCGGCTAGGCGACGCTCGCCGGACGTGCGTGTGGCCCGACCGAAGCCGGGCCACATTGTGCTGGTCAGTCGCTGGCAACGCCAGCCAGGGCCGTCACCATCCCTACGATGTTCTCGTGCCCGGCGGCGGACTCGGCCTCAGTGGAGTACCTGGCTGTGTACTCCTCATCCAGCTCCCCGTCCTTGAACACCATTGTTTCAAAGATCAGCGGCGGGCCAGACCCGAAGTTGTGGTCGATGACGAGGTGGATAGTGCTGACCAGGTAACCGCCTGTTTCTGTGCGGCCAACACGGCGAGACTTGTCATTGAACATCGCGGTCAGCGTCTCGGGTGTTGGATCACTTACGGATTCACCGGCCCGGGTGTAGTACGTCATCGCGTTCCCCATTCTTCATTCTTCGGATTGCCGAGGCGTTTCGTGACGCCCGGGTGGGTCATGCTGGCGACCCGCCCGATCTCCCTGAGCGACGCGCCCCGGGCGCGGGCGGCGCGCATCAGGGCCGTCTGCTGGTCCCGGTCGGCGGCAATCCGGGCCGTCACGTCGGCTAGGGCCGCGAGGACGGCGTCGGCAGTGTCCTCGTCGAGGAGGACCGTTCCCGCGGTCGTGGTCAGCCACACCGCGTCAGTGTCGCCCGAAAGCGGGCACCCCTCAGGGGAGCCCGCCACAGGCAGGTCGGTAGTCACCTCCACCACCATGCGGTAACCCGCTCCCGGAGCGACCATCGGCAGGGCGTCCCCTGCCCCATGTCGCATCCCCCCTGTATCCGGCCACAGGCGCAGAACATCTCTGCCCCCGGGTCGGTGTCCCCACATTCGGGGCAGGACCCGATCCCCTCGGGGTCCATGCGGTGCTGGGCGACCCCCGACCGGAGATACCGGGTGGCCCCGGCCATCGCCTTGGCCAGGGTCGGCGCGTTCGTGACGACCCCGCCGACCAGACCCAGGCGGTCAGCGGGAACCCACTGCCACCGCCACCCGTGTTCCATGCCGTCGGCGCGGACAATCACGGCCCGACGGCCGCTGCGGACTAGGACCGCCAGCCGGTCCTGGTACTTCGTCCGGAAACCTGCGAGGCGGGCAGCTAGGCGGATATCCGCCCCGAGACTGTTTTCCGCGTCCGCAAGGAAACATGCGGATTTTGCAAGATTGAACATTTCAATTCTTCCTCTCCGCCGCGCGTCGCGCGGATCTCTCGGCCTTGGCGGCCTTCTTGGCGGCGGCTTTCCGCCACCGGTCTTCCCGTTCCCGACGGAGACGCGCCTCCGTCGTTTCTGGGCGGCGGAGGACAGCCGCGTCCCGGTACCGCCGCATAGCGGTCTGCTCGGCGGTTTCCGGGGTCCACGAAAATGACTCATCCTCGCGATGAAACCCTAGATACCCCATCAGCTCTGCGCTCTGCTAATAGCCGCACTCTTCCGAGTGTGATTCCAGACCTTCAGTCGAAGGCCCGTGCGCGTCCAGGACCGGATTTCCTTCGTCGATATCACAAGCCGTGCCGTCCAGCACCACTCCGTGTGGGGCGCAGGGTCCCCCACATACCACCCCTGGGTGGCCTTATGGTTTTTCCATGACTTCCACAGAACTGGCATTTCCTTTCCTCCTGCGTCCTGGTGGGGATCCTGGCTTCCACGGTCGCCCCTGGGGCACCGGGGGCGACCGAAGCAGTCAGGAATCAATGGCGTCCTCAGCGTCTCTCCGCACCCCGGATACGAGTCGCAGCCATTCGTTGACCCAGATAGTTGGGTCTTTCTGGGTTGCCGCACTGAGCCCGGTAACAATGCGGGGGCCGGCGAGGAAATCCACCTCATAGATATCGGCTGCGAGTTTGTTGACCGTGGCGATAGCCTGGGTCATCGCCACCACCGCCTCCTCGACTGGCTTGAGCGCAGCGACAAGCTCAGCGTGATTGGTTATCTTCCTCATGATGCTCCCTCTTTCCATTCGGCGCTGTGTCCTGGCTTCCACGGCCGTCCCCGGTGTCCCGGGGGCGACCGAAGCGGTCAGGGCCTGGGGATCTCAGTGATCCCGGCCTGGTAGCCGTCGGCCCCGAGGGCCTGCGCCTCGCCCTCCGCGTCGGCCAGGCTCCAGCACGTCCGCCCGTCGACCTCGTACAGGGCACCGTCGGTGTCGGAGAGCCGGTGGAGTCCCCGGCAGCCGATGATCCGGCCGTTGTCGTCGCGGACCTCACCCCAGGGGGCGACGACGTCGGCCCGCGTCCCCTGGAGTGCCAGGAGGCACACCAGGGACACGATGTAGGTGGTGTCCTTGGCGGGTGACGCGAGCCCGGCCAGGCGCCCGTAGCGGACGGTGGTGACGTCCCCGGCCGTCCCGATGGCCTCGGTGGTGATCCGCGCCGCCTGGCCGGTGGCCGGGTAGGTGGCGGCGGTGGAGCCGTCGGCGTCGAGGATCGTCACGGCGTGGGGGGTGAGGTTGACGTACTGCATCGAATGCTCCTTGGTGGGTGGTGGGCTTCCCTTGTGGTTACTAAGTTACCACCCTAGTGGGGTGCTGTCAACTCAGTAACCACACCGGGCCGGGCCAAAACGCGGCCGGCCCCCACCAGCAGGCAGAGGCCAGCACGCAACGCAGGTCAGACGACCCGGGCACCCGCCAGGAACGCCAGGATCTCCCCAACCACCACCCCCAACTGCCCAGACCCCACCCGCCGGAAATCCGTCTCCGACATCCCATCCCGGACCCGGATCCACAGCTGGCACTCCCGCGCCATCTGCTCCGCCACAGCCGCCTGCCGCCACTCCGCCGGGACCGTCAACAGCAACTCCCGCACGTCACCCCTGTACATGCCGTCAGGGTCCGCCAACGCCCCGTCCGTCAACTCCGCCAAGACGTGTGTGTGTGTGTGCAGATCCGCGACCGGCGTGTAATGCACGTCGCGGGCTATCTGCCATTCGCTGGTGAAACCAGACACAGGAACTCCTCATGGTCGCAGGTGCTACGGGCAAGGCCAGATCAGGTCAGCGACAATCCTCAGGATGAACGCCGCGTACAACGCTATGCCGGAAGCAACCGCCAACCGATACGCTCTTTCCGTATCCCCAGCCCGGCGGGCGTTACTTGACCGGACAGTCAATACCAGGGCAAGCACGATGCCCGGTGACGTCAGCATGTTGAGCAGGTAGCTTATCCGGTGGCTCATCTTGTACCCCCTGAATGTTTCGGCTGATAGCGGTCAGGCATTTCCGCTGTGACATTGGCATTCAGTGTCGACTATCTCAGCAATCACCCTGCCCTCATGCACGTCTTTCACGCATCTTCCGTACTCGCACATTGTGCGTTCTGTCTTCATCCCTAGGCTGCGTTTCGCGGCCTCGTACGCCGCGAGGGACTCAGGTGTCACCGGTTCGTCAACGTATGGCATAGCGCCGCAGCACCTCCGTGAGTTTCCCGAGGGCTAGGGCGACGCCCTCGGCCTTCGCGTGGAGCCGGGACGCCTCCGGGCCAGTCGCGGGATGCCTGCGCGCCATCGCGACCAGCGCCCCATAGTCGGCGTCCAGTCGCTGCGATAGGTCCATGAGGTCCGCGATGACCTCCCCCACGGACACCGTGGGGGTCAGCGGACGGGGGACGGGGGTGACGCTTTCGACCGTCGCTCTCAGCCTCACCATTGGCACCTGGACGGAATGCCCGTCCATAGCACCGACGACAGCGGCCATCTCCCTGGTCAGAGCGTCCGCTTCCCGGACGAGATCGTCCGTGTTGAGGTCGGCCCCACCGAGCTGTGTGTCGATGGTGCCAATGCGGTGGCCCATCTCGTCGTCGATGGCGAGGTAGACCATGTCATCAGCCGGGGCGGCCGTCTCTCCGTAGATGATCACCCGAGGAGCGTGGCGCTCCTTGGCCGCGGAGTTGACACGGACAATCAGCGAGTCGATCAAGTTCGTGCGGAGCGACGCGTGCGTGGTGCCGGTCATGGTCGTGTCTCCTTCTCGGGTCTGCGGGTGTCCTGGTGTCCACGGCCGTCCACCCGCCGGGTGGGCGACCGAAGACATCAGATCCATTCGGCGAGATGTGCGGACCGTCGGGCGACCCACGGGGTGCCGTCTGGGCCGGACCCGACGATCTGGAGCCGGCTGTCGTCCCACTCGGGGGACGACAGGTCCAGTGGGACGCCGCCGATGGCGCCTTCCGCGCACCCGAAGGACACAACATCGGATGGCGTGGACTCGGCGGTGAGCGCGTCGAGCGCGATGAGCCACTCGGTGCGGGTAGTGATGGTCATGGCTGGCCTCCTGTGTTGCGGCGGGTGACTGGTGTGCTGTGCTGACACCACAGACACTACATCCATCCGGATGCACTGTCAAGCTGGTGCCTGGCGGGTCCTCGCGGACCCCCGGGACCTGGACTCCCCCCGGGGCCAGTTACCCGACCCGGGGCACGCGGCGACCCACGCCCGGAGCGTCGGCGCCAGCCAGCACGGCGACCGGCCGACATACCCATCAGGGGCGGGACGCCTACCGCGCGAACCATACGATTTCCACGTGTGGATGGACATCGGGCGGCCCAGGTAGGTCAGGTAGTCGACGGCCTCCCCGTTGCCGAGGAGTGTGGTGTCGAGGGGCGGGGCGTAGGCGGTCATGCCGACATGCTACATCCATCCGGTTGCAGGATCAATCTAGCGGGTGGCTTGACAGTGCACCCCAACGGATGTAGTGTCAGTGGTGTCAGCACAGGACACCAGGCAGAAAGGCAAGACCATGCGAGGCAATCCCAGCGAGTGGAAGCACCCCCAGGTCGCCGTCGCCGGGGAGTGGCACCCCGCCACCATCACCGCAGGACCCGGCAAAGACGGAACGTGGGGAGTCGAATACTCCCCTGGCCGCGGACGCCCCAGCCGCCGAATCCGAGTCACCTACGACCGGGTTCGCGACCAGGAGATGACGGCCCTGGAGGCCGCCCTCTACGGGCGCACCCCTGAGGACGCCTGCCGGAGATACGGGGTCACCGTCCGCGACGACCAGGTCACCGTCCGTGGCACCCACCTCCCGGAGCCCATGGCCCTCATGCGGGGCACCAACGGCGAGTGGTACGTGGTCGCCGAGCACAAGCTCGCCCACGGAGACCCGTTGTCCAGCCTCGACAATGTCGCGGGTACCGGGTACCCGGACCAGCACACAGTGGCCCTCGCCTGGGCCATGGACCACTGCGACGTCCACGTCCGCTGACCTCCCATGGTCGCCCCGGAGTGCGACCGGTCAGGTGGACCAGCACCGAGCAGGCAAGGGCGCACATGATCGTCCGGCACACCGGCACCGCCTGATCTATGCGGGCACGCGTGTCCGCCGCATTTCTGCCCGCAGCCATCCGGCCGGTCTCCCGACGAGGGGGCCGGCCGGTGGCGCGTCCACGGCCAGGTGACACCGGCACCGGCAGCCCGTGCACACATGCCGGTCACCAGGCCGCACATGGCCCGTCACGGGCTGGGCGTCACGGCAATTCCGGGACAGGCCATCCGCCGCGAATACCGACATACCAGCATTGTAACCGGCAATGCGTGTATCGCGCACCTTGAATGTTAAGGGGATGGAATGCCATTGTTAGCCTCGCTGCGGCCGTCATTGGCCCATGATCTCCATGCGTGCGCGGACACCGTCGCGTACAACGCGGCGCCGGGAATGAATCCCCACTGGCGGGTGACGCACGCGTACACGACCCACACGGCCTCTGTGGCCATGGTCACGGCCCACCCGACGGCGAGGCGCCGGCCGGTCAGCCACAGGCCGAGGCCACCGAGCCCGGACAGGACCCACGACCACCAGACGCTCACCGGGCCCATCCGGGTAGGTCTGGTGTCGCGGGGAGGCCATGCGCGGCGGGGTCGACGGGCGTGAGGCCGCCGTCGTCGTCGAGGAGCCACCATCCGGTGCCGAGCCACGCGGGGACGTCGGCGGGCTGGCGCGGGTCACGGAGGAGGATCCACCCGAGCGAGGCGGCACCCGGCCGGTCCTGATGCGCGGCCATGTGCAGCCGGTGGCACACATGCAGGCCGTTGCTGGCGACCCACGCCCCGGAGTGACTGCGGTGGACCCGGTGCGACCAGTCCGTCGCCCGGTGCCCGCCGTGGACCTCACACACGCCACCAGACCGGGACCGGACCAGGGCACGCGCCCGCCGCTCAGCAGCCGCGACAACCGCCCGCCGGGCCACCAACGTCACGGCTGGTCCCCCTGGTGGCCGCAGTGGCAGCCTTCGGCGCAGCAGGTGTCTTGGCGGTCGGTGTCGCCGTCGGTGTCGTGAAGGAAAGCTGCATGCGGGCAGCGCGGGGTGTTAGGGCATAGCCATGGAGAAGGCCACGAGGCGTCCTCCTGGTATCCGCGGGTGCGGTGGGCGGTGACGGCGTCCAGGCACGTATCCAGGGCCCCGCGGTGGTCGCCGGCGCCGCCGCTGGCTACGACCAGCGCACCGTTGCGGCACGCGTCCTGCCGGTCGGAGTCGGTGACCTCCCAGAACCACACCAGCCAGCCCGCGGCCATCTCACGCCACACGCGCCCGCGCACCGGATGCTCGGCGTTTGTTGTGTCAAGCATCTTTTTGTCTCACGTCTTTCGTGTGGATCCCCTGCCCTGCCCCGCCCGGCCAAGCCATGACTAGCCGCGCAGCGCCCAGCCACGCCATGCGACGTTATTGGCCCCCGATTTCACCGGTGTTCTCGTCAACGGTTTCCCCTGCAACCGTGACACGATCAGGCACACTAATACCCTGCGACTGTAGAGCAGCGACCAGGACATCGTATTTGTCGTCGACCTGGGTGACAGTTCTCCTGAGGTCAGCGATCTGGGTTTCATGCCGGTCAAGGACGGACGCCTGAAACACTAAGGCGTCAGTGAACGCGTCGATGCTCTTGCGTTGAGCGATGGATAGTTCGTTGCGGTCGACATGCGTGGTCGTCGCTACAGCTGACCGCATGCGGCGCCGGGCGCTTTTCTGGTAACCGCGGGCCTTAACTTCATGCTCGGATGCGTGGGCGATCTTGTATCCTACTCCGCGGACGGCTATGAGCATCCTGGATCGTTTGGTGAGGAGTTCTTGTCCGGCGCGTGCGATGGGGGTGCGTGATGCGCCTTGTTTCGCTGGGTTGTAGCCGAGGAGTTCGGTGAGGGTGTCGTAGGTGATGATGTCGCCTGGTTTAAGTTCTGCGGCGTGGTCGTATATTTCGCGCCACCTTGCGCGTGCCCCGGATGATTTAAATGGTGCCACGATGTGGTTCCTTTCGTGTGGATCCCCTGCCGAGCCTCGCCGTGCCATGCCATGGCGCGCCACGCCCCACCTCGCCGTGCGATGGGCCGGAGTCGAACCGGCCATACGACCATCACCGCAACACACCCGTCAATCCTGATCCCAGTCTGCCGCCGAAATACCCTCGACAACAACAGGACCCAGATCAACAACACGCGCCCAGAATCGGCCATACCCGCCGCGCCTGAAATCACCGAGCCCAACGAACCGGCCCGCCCTGTCAGCGATGTCCACCAACTCATCGACATCAACAACAGTCTCATCGGACAGGAAATGGCACGACAACCGCCACGACCGGAATATTGGCCTTACCCTGACGTTACGCGCTTGCCCGACTTTCACGGTCTGCCGAGACACGAAGTTGCTGTCTTCACACAGGACTTCCGCAGTAGCCCCGACCGGATACCCGTCTGAGTCTTTTCTCGGCCACTTGAACCCGAGTCTACATGTGAAGTCGATGAGGGTGAGTCCCCGTTCGATTTTCATACCGGATTTCGTCATGCGCGCTCCCTCGGTGAGGGATTTCGCGACGTTCCTGCCCGGTAGGACCGGTGACCCGTTGTGGTCTACGTACAGTCCGGCCGCGTATTCCAGCCGGCCGATTTCTTCGTAGTCGCTGATAGTTTTCGTGCGTTTCCCGGATACTTTCTTGAATACCTTGGTTCGTTCGTCGAGCGGGTCGGCGAGCGTGTCGCAGTGCATGAGTAGTGGTGTCTTGCCTTTTATGTCGACTCGTACGTTACGCAATACGCCCATCCCGTCTCTCGTGTGGATCCCCTGCCCTGCCTCGCCTCGCCAAGCCATGCCTGGCCACACCCTGCCCCGCATGCACATCATACGCGCGGATGCGGCTCGCCACGCGCAAGAAACGCGTGAACACCTAAATTAAGTTGCCGCCCCATGTAGCATTCTGGTCAATCAATGGCTTACCTTCGCTTATCGCGCAAACGGGTATGCCATCAGACGAAACAATCGCCTCACGGCGCACCGCCGAGGCAGTCGGGGCACCAGCCTGCGACACGGCCCGTCCCAGGCACCGTGACACGGACACCCGCCAGAGCCGACCTCGCCACACCCGCCCGGTCAGCGACCGCCATGGACCGGACCACACCCGCCGCGGCGCACGGCGCGAGAGCCGCATGCACCAGGTCCGTCAGCTCCCACAGGCTGTCATCGCGGTCCACGCGGTGCCGGACATGCACCGCGCCCGCTGCGGTGACCACGGCGGCGCGATGCCGCCTGACGGCCTGCTCAGCGACAGTCACGACCTCCCGGACCAGGCCGTGGGAGTCGACGACCACACCGGCGACGCCCCCCGGGATGTCGGGCACCCACCACCAGCCCCACCCGGACACACCAAGGTCTGGGCCACGGTCCACGACCACACCGGGGCCGTGACCCGGTAGGTCCAGGACCATCCCAGGCGCCACGGCCGGCGTCACAGCCCGGCCCCGAGGTGCGCGTGAGCCGCCGGGCACCTGCGCCCGGATAGGGCACACACCGGGACGCCGAGGACCTCCGCCAGGTCCAGGGCCCGCAGCAGCGTTGGGTTCCTTGAGCCGGCCTCCCACGACACGACGGTGCCGGGTGCGACGTGCATCCTGGCGGCCAGCCCAGCCGTGGACATGCCGCGGGCGTGACGGGCCGCCTGGATCGCGCGTCCGACCTGCCGCGCCGACACCCCGGCGATCACCGGGGGACACCATCCTCCGTCGCGCGCCGGGCTGGCCCGGGGCAGGGGTCGGCATGCTGCGTGGACCGGAGGCCGCCGGTGCCACACGCGGGGCACATCCCGGTCCAAGGCTGGCCGTGAGCCGACGTGCGACACAGGGTCCCGTGCGTCGCGGCGGAACCGGCCATGGCCCGGGCGACAACCTGCTCGGCGGTCTCCACAGGCACCGTGGCCCGCGCAGCCACCGCGCCCGGCGTCCCCAGCGACGACCGGCCGATCAGGTCACGGATGTCCGCGTCGGCGATGCTGCGGGACGACTCCGGGGCCGTCCCGGGGATCCGCACGGGCCAGTGCCGTCCGTCCGGGGTGGTGATCACCCAGTCGCCGGGGCACACGATGGTGCTCTCGATCCACCCGTGGTCCCGGATGACCCTCCCGCATGCGCCGCACACGTGATCCTCGTCCCGGGTGGGGTGGACTCCGGCAGTGACGGAGGGGTGGTCACCGGAGCACCACCACTGAACCGCGGTGGCCTTCCCTGGCGTGTCCACCCTCAGGATCTCCGGTGTCCCAACACCCTCCCTGCGGCCGGTGACGATCAGGACCCTGGCACCGTCTGGACCGACCTGGGTATCCGCGAGACGACACGTCCCGGAGCACACGAGCACGTAATTGTCCTCGATGGTGCATGTTCCGGTCTCACCCGTGTCCTGGTCAGTGGCGGTGACAATCGTGGCCATCAGTTCTCCTCAACGGTGGTGGGCGCCCGGAATATCGTGTCCCGGTACGCCTTGAGTTCAGCGATCGTGTCGAGGCAGTCCGGGATAACCCGGTGCTTCTTCTCCGGGTGCAGGCCGAAATCCGTGCCCGGATACCAGCGTGCCGCTAATTCCCTGATAGACGACACGTCAATGATCCGATAGTGGAAGAACCCCTCAAGCTCCGGCATTCGCGCGTTGAGCCACGTCCTGTCGAACCGCACCGATGACCCGGTCAACGGCATTGTCCCTGGTGCGACACCCCACTCCCGGAGCCAGTCCAGCGCGGACCCCACTATGTCGATGCGGTCCGTGTCACCTCCCCCGGCGCAGTCGTCCCACAGCCCGGAGACGTCGTGCATGTCCCGGACACGATCGGAGCAGCACTCCCGGATCCATTCGAGCTGGCCATGGGGGTGGCCGAGGACCGCGGACCATGCACTGATCGGGGCCAGGTCCTGGCCGACGAGGACCATCCCGACCTCCAGGATCAGCCCGCCGTTGTGCAGGCCACCGGGGGCCGCGTCAGGCAGGCCGGTGGTCTCGATGTCGATGACGATCTGCCGGGTGTCGGTCACCGGTGCGCCTCCCTGGCCTGCATGTGCGCGTCGTTCTTCGCGGCGTCGAGGGCATCCTGTGCCCGCCTGGCTGTGGCTGCGGTCTGGGTGTGTACCCCGCCCATCAGGTCCCCGACGCCGGGGCATCGGGCGAGGGCGACGCCGACGCAGTGCAGGGCAGCGATGAGATCCTCAGCGACATCACCGGGGTGCTTGATGTCCTCGCGTTCGATGCGCGTCGACAGCCAGTCGGCGAGCATGCGGATGACGTGCGCGTCGCCTTCGGCAGTGCCCTGCTTGAGCTGGTTGTAGACGCTGATTCTGTGCCAGTCGTCGCGGTTCTCCGGGACCATGGGGATCGCCGGGAACGTCACTCGCGGGGGCGCGTCGACCTCGCTGACGCCGTCGCTGGTCCATGGGTGCGCGACCGACACGGGGATGGTGGCGACCTTCACGCCCCACGGGTCGGTGGGCCGGACCGCGTCGTCGCCGAGGTTCGCGACCAGGTCCACGGCGAAGCACGGCCCGTAGGCGCCGGTCTCTGGGTTGCGGCGGCACGTGGGGATGCCGGTGCCGGGTTGTGGCTCGTCGGGGTGCCGGCACGTCAGGGCGTAATCCGCGGCACCAACGCTGTTGATGGTCACGGTCAGGGTGTGGTCGGCGATCATCGGTGGGTGTCCTCGTCTTCGGGTGGGCGTGGCGGGTCCGGGTGCCAGTAGCCGCCCTGCATGTCGGTGACCGTCCAGCCGCGGTTCTCGGCGGATCCGGCGGACCGGCGGGCGTGGGCTTTCCGGCGGGCCCAGGAGGTGCGTGTCCGGCCCTGTGGGTCGCGGGTGGTGAGGCGCCACAATCTTTCGCGCATGCCGCTAGTGTATCCCACTGTGGGACGTGAGCGTCCCACAGTGGGTGTCACGGCGTGTCCGGCCACGCCGAGATCAGCGCCACCAGACACCCCACCAGCCCAGCCAGCGCCGCCAGGCCACCGGCCACCGCAAAAGCCCGCGCCCACGGCGACCACGACCGGTCAGACGTCCGGCGCCGCTGATCCTCCGCCTCAGCCAGAGCCGCAGCCGTCGCCACCGTTGTCGCCGCAGACGCATCAGCCTGATCACCGAGCCGCTGCACCGCCAACGTCAGATCGGTCAGGGCCTGGAGCAGGGACGCGAGAGACCCGTTGATCGCGGCGAAATGCCTGTCGTGGGAGTCCAGTCGCTCGGCGACACCACCCTCATACCGGCCACGGTCATACGCCTCATCCGTCAATTGGTCACGTCCTGGCTTCATTGACCATGTCAGCGATTCTGAGCGCATCATCGAAACATGGGCACCCATGGACCGCATACCTCCCGGGGGCCAGCCGGACAGGTTCCCCAGCAACCACCGTCCGCCCGCATTCCACGTGCAACCACGCCAACCCTTTCACCCTGGCCATGCCAACACATTCACGCGTGAACCTGTCCGCCTCACCGGCCAGATAGTCGGCCGCTGACCGCAGTGCTGCCGGGACGGCGGCTGCCAGGGGCTCTGCGTCGCCGGGTGAGATGGCGTGCATCGGCTGGTCTCCTGTCGAGGGCGGATCGGTCATGAGGCGCCTCCTGTGGCGTGGGTGTCGCGGGCGACCATGTCGGCGAGGAGGGCGAGCTGCCGGCGGCGGTGGGCCTCGGCCTGGTCGATCTCGGCGCGGGTGAGGGCCTTGACCGGGGGAGCGGGCCGGGTCCTGGGCTGTGGCTGGCCGTCCCTCGCGGGGTCGACGGCGGGGAGCCGTTGGGTGATGGCCTTCGGGTCGCGGGCGGTGGCCTGCCGCAGCAGGTCGATGACGTCGCCGGGGGCCGGGGTGGGAGCGGGCTCCCCTGAGGTGATGGCTCGGCGATGGACGCCGCCAGGGAGGGCCGCGGGGTCCACTGCGGGCGCCGGGGTCGACGCCACCAGGGCACGATGCACCCGGAGCTCCGCGAGGTACGCGGCCACATCCTCGGGGTCGGCGGTCGGAACGTAGTCGTCGGCGCCCTCCAACCTCCTGGCGCGCAGCCTCTTCGCCTCGGCGCGCAGCACCGACGGGTCGATCCACGTGTCCCGCTTCGCCACCGCCGGCAGGACGGCCCGGACATCATCGGCTGTGACGTCGTCGAGGACGACATGCCACCCAGCTGGGGTCTCGGCGTCGAACCGTTGCGCGGGCTTGATGGACGCCGCCACCCGGCACAGGCGCTGGACTTCCTCCATTGTCATGGGTCCTCCTCTCAGATGAAGTCGACGATTGTTCTGGCGCCGCGGGAGTCGAGTAGCGCCTGGCCGTTGCGGCCCCAGTCTTCCCATTTGGCGTTGCGGGATGCGATTTCCTGGTCCCGGCGGGATTGGCGGGGTCTGGTGTGGTCATCGTGGGATGTCTTAGCCCAGTTCTTCCATACGAGGTCCCACCTGGTTTTCCGTCCGTCTTTCCCTGGCTTGGACACCCAGTAGTTGCGGAACTTTTCCACTTCGGCCCATCCGACTGTGGGGCAGTTCTGTCGGGTCCAGGCTTGGAGGGCGGCGTCTGGCTCCCAGTCTTCGGGGAGTCGGGTGCCCCGGTCTGATCGGGGCTTCGGGGGTGGGTCGTTGAGTGGGAGCGGCTGTTGTGCGGTGGGGGTGGGAGCTGGCGCAGCCTGCGACGCTTCTCTCTCTTGTACTGGCTCTTGTACTGGCTCTTGTGTTTTCTGCCGCATGGGTGCGGGTACCCCCTCCGCACGGGTGCGGCTACCCCTCCGCGCGGGTGCGGCTACCCCTGTACCTGCATCGGCGCGGATGTCCGCACGGGTGCGGCTACCTCTATCGGGCACACCGCGTTCAACGTCATGTATGGTGTATATACTCGCTTTCAGGACGTTGCCAGTACCGTGCTGTTGCTCGACAGTAAGCACCCCGGCCATTACGAGTTCCTTCGCTGCCCGGTCGACAGTGTCTGTTGAACGTCCCATTAATTCAGCGAGTTCTGACCGGTAGAGCTGGTAGCTACGTGTTGCTAGGTCAGCGAATGTCGCGATGATCGCGTAAAGCGTTTTCGCGTTAGGTGAAAGCGTCTGGTCGCGGATTATTTCAGTCGATAGCTGAACGAAAGGAAGGGCTCGCGCCCGTGCGACTCTAATCTCAGTGTCAGCCATTGTCGCCCCCGTCAATCTTGGGGCCGGGTTTACACGTGCAGGGCTTGGGTGAGATACTCACCGTGAGAGCCCCCTTTCCGAGTGTGCGGATTGGGCTGGCTGGCGGGCCCCTGGTGGTACAGGTGCCCGCCACATTTTTTGGTCCGCCCCCATCCTACCGTCACGGCGTGTACGCCCGGACACGCCACGTAATGGCCCCAGGTCACCGGGTGTCCGGCGGCCGTCATGCGGCGTCCCGGGCGGGTTCACGGCGGTCCAGGCGCTCGATCAGGTCCCCACGGTCCTGGCGCTGAAGGCACCGGCGCACAGCCTCCACCGTCACCCCCAGGTCCCGGGCGATGCCCTCCCACCGCTCCAAGGCCTCCACGCGGAGCTCGATCCGGTCGACACGGTCGACGGGATCCCTGCGGTGCTCGACGCCACGGACCCCGGACGGGACGGTGTCAGGGTCGTCGATCGTGTCGTCATCCCATGCGAGGGGCGGAGGCCACCCCGCGGCCAGAGCGCGGGCCCTGGTGGCCTCAGACGGCCCCGGGGTCATAGCCAGCCGCTGGTAGACGCCGGCGATCACCGTGGCTCTGCCGGCTGTGATCCGCGGGCGCCTGAGGGTCTGACTCAGGGAGCACCTGGGGACTCCGGCGTCCCGGGCGATCGCGGACATGGACCAGCCGACCGCGTGCAGCGCCCTGAGCCTGCGCTGCGACCCGCATGCAGGGACCATCAGCTCCGGGGCGACCCCCACGTGCGTGCAGCGGACCGCGGTGAGCCTGCGGGCGGTGGACGCGCGGACACCGACGAGGGGCCGGTGGTAGAGGATTGTCTCGATCGTCGGGTCTGGGACATGTGACACGGCGGCGATGGCCGCGATAGACATGCCCTGGTCGATGCGGTCCCGCAGGTGGGTGATGACGGGCCTGGGGTCGGTGAGGTGGTCGGCCTGCCCGCGGGTCACGGCGAGCCGGTATCGGCCCTGGGCGACCATGGCCGCGTGTCGGCAGGCATCGCAGCGGCAGCCGTGGTGGTTGTATGCGCGGGCCGTGCCGTGCCAGGTCTCACCGGGTGAGACGGGCATATGGACGTCGGCGTGCTGAGGCATCATGGTGGTGATGCCACTCCTTCCGGTTGTGTCGGATGAGCGTGGAAGTCGTGGCGCCCCTGTTTCCGCAGGGGCGTCGCGCGTTTCGCGCGGCGCGGCTTCCGGGTGTGGAGTTGTCCCGCCGATCCTACCGTCAGGGTGATCGGCTGGCCCCTGTCTGTGACGGGTGTCCGGGCTGGCCACGGCCGGCCCCGGCCACTTGTCACCGTCGCGTGGGATCATCAGACGCTCCCTCGTTGATCTCGCGGGACACTGCGGCCGGCGTCTGGGCTCCATCCCCGGTGCCGGCCGTCGCCCGTCTCGGGCGCCCCCCGCGGGCCAGCTGATCCCGGGCAGCGTGGACGGCGTGCCGCACCTGCGCGCGGGACACCCGCCGGCCGATCTCATCCGACCTGGCCAGGGCGATCTCCTCATAGGACAGGCCCTGGTCGTGCATGGCCAGGCACTCCCACTGGGGGGCCATCACGGGCCGCTGGGGGATCACGTGCGCGTGCCGCTTGCGCCACGTGGCGGCCGTCGTCTTCGACACGCCGAGCTCGGCGCAGATCCCGTCCATCGTCGCGCCCGCGGCGAGCATCGGCACGGCCAGGGCCTCACGCTCCGACATGTCCTCCGGTGTCGGCGGTGGCTCCGGGTCTGACTCGGGTGGGATGGCGCGTGGTGACAGCCATGGCCTCGACGGCTGCCCGTGGACCCGCATCCACGCGGCCCGGTCGCCTGGTTTCCACCGGTGCCAGTCCGACGGCGGGCGCCCGGTCACGACGCCCTCCGTGCGGCTCGGGCGACCGTCGAGTGGGCGCGTCCCATGGCGTGCGCCGCGGCCCGCAGCGACATCGATGACAGCAGGGCCTTCGCCTCACCGGGGTCCACAGACGCCGGCTTGCGTCGCCTCGACGCAGCGACCCGCGCCGCACGCTCCTCGTCGTCGATCGACGGATCCGCGCACCACCGCTCATACCGGTCCATGCCGCCCCATATGCCCCACATGGAGCTGATGGCGGCGCCCGCCTCGTACGTGGCAGCCAGGTCCATGCACTCCATCCGGACTGGGCACAACCCGCATTCTTTCTTGGCCTTTTTTTCCATCCGCCGATTATCGGATTCACCGATAACAGTGGAATCCAGGCCGTGCCACAGGTCAGGGTCGGTGGTCCGGCACCGGGCCTGCTCCAGCCATTCCATGTCACTCACCGGGTCACCCGCTTTCCCCGGTCACTGGACACCACGTCCTGCATCCCGTGACCAGCGAAGCACATGGCGCGCACGCTCGGCGGCGGAACAGTGGGCCCCCCGGCGGCGGTAGTACCGCCGCCCTCCCGGACACACCCGCAGGCCAGGACACGCACCCACATACGCCCGGCCTTCGTCTTAGCTTTCGCGTCAATACCCACGCCGCGCTCCTATCCTCGCCAACTCTCCAGCGATAACACCATTGTCCAGGTCACACGGCCGCCACACGCCGGCGTCCATTCCCGCCGACCTGAGCATCCCCAGCACGAGTTGCTGCGCCGGGGACACGACACCTCGCGCAGACTTCAACTCCCGGAACAGCGCCTGGCCCGTCCCGTCTGGGTTAGTGCGCATCAACACCAGGTCAGGCCACCCGCCGGCAGACCGCCGCGAATCGTATGGGTGATAAACCCACCATCCGAGGGCCTTCGCTAATTCCAGGACCTTATCCTGGAACAATTCCTCGGGGCCTTTCTTGCGGGTCTTCACCGCCGAGGCCACCGCGGTCATGGCAGGCACCTCCCTGCGGGCGGGCCGGCCACGCACACGGGGATCGGGTCGGTCACCCCGTCGTGCCACGCGATCCACAAGGCGACCACGACCACCGTGAGGGCCAAGGCCGCAGCGAGGATCCACCGGTCGACGAGGGCCACGTGGCGGCCCATGCGGGCAGTCCGGTGCTGGCCGCGGGTCACGTGCCGGGGCCCATCGGCACCGACCCCGGCGTGACCTGCGGGGCCATGTCCGACTCTGCCGGCAGGACCGGCAGCAGCGGCCCCGGGACCGGGACATCCGGGGCCGACTCAACCGGACCACGCGGCACCGCCAACGTTTCCCCCGGCAGAACCGGGAAAGACACGCGGATACCATGCGCCTCCAATGTTTCCGCCAACTGCCGGTTCCGGGCGATCGTGTACCTCTGCAATTGACAGTCCGCGCACGGCGGGATAGGCGACGGGACCGACAGTCGTTTAACGACAGGCCGCATATTGATGCCGATACCCCACCCGACGCCTGCCGCGAACGCGACCAATATGATTCCCTCAACAATCACTGCCGTCCCCTATTCCGCCCCGGGACACGCGCCCCAGAGGTCTTGAGGACCTGCGCGAGCAAGGCCGTTACCGCGCGGGCCTGCAACTCCGACAGGAGCTCGTTTTCCTTCCGATGCACGAGCCTCTCCGGAGTCACCACGGCATGCACAGCCATATCGCGCAGGACCGTCCACGTGTAACCTCCGGGCAACCGGATACCGGGCCTTGACGCCTCCACCAGTGCCCGCTGGACCTCAGGGTCAGTGAGAGTGATACCGCGGTGCCTATTGTGGACCCGCGTTATCCATCCCCCGGCCTCCAAGGCATCCAGGTGAGGGCGGACCGCGGAAAGGTTCCTAAACCCGACCGCGTCGCACAGCTCCCGGTGCGTGGGTGGCCGCATTCCCTGCCGGTCCCGGTGGATGAGGAGGCATAGGACGGCGCGGCGGTCGGCGTCCATCGCCTCGGGTGTCTCGTCGATGAGCTGGAGGTGGGGGCCGGACATCGGCACGTGATTGGGCATGGTCACTACCCTCCCCGATGCTGATCATGACGGTGGGGGAGGCTGGCCCGGCGGTCTGACACCACCCACCATGCGATCAGCGCCAGCAGCGCCGCCACCCCCGCTGCGGAGATGGCGACGCCGGCGGCGACGAGGACGGTCACGGCGGATCCGCCTCGCCCCGGAGGACCCTGGCCGCGGCCTCGACGCGTCTCCTGCCGTCACTGTGGGGCATCCACTCCGTGGCCTCCGTGAGGCCGTCGGCGCGGCCATTGAGACGACACTCGGCCAGTAGCCCGGCCAGCATCGCCCGCCAGACGATTGACGTAGCGACCGCGCTGATGACTGCGCCCACAGTGAAGGCGTCCAGGACGCTCACTCCCCGGCCGCCTGGTGTCCCTCGTCCCAGGCGAAGTCGAGGACCGGCAGGACCGCGGCGACCACAGCGGCGGCACGGTCCCGCGGGTCGGGGCCCCGGGCGACGAGTGCCTCCAGGACCACGCGGGACAGGTCCGCGCGCAGCCCGGGCGACACCCGGTGGACGGCTGGCGGGTCCTGCCCACCGTCAGTCAGGTCGATGGTCACAGGGTCTCCTCAGGTCGGGTGATGTCGGTGGGGTGGCCCCAGTCGACGTCGATGTCTGAGATGCCGCGGTACCGGCGCCAGGACCGGGCGTACGGCGCTGTCAGGTACGGGGCGGTGGCCGCCCACGTGTCGCACGCGGCCACCGCTTCAGCCTCAGACACGGGCCACAGGCGGCGGATCAGCCGCACAGCCCGTTCCGGGTCGCCGATCACGTCTTCCATGACCCCGGCGACCTGCTCAGGCAGCAGGACGATCACGAGGCGACCTGCCCGTCCTCGATCACGATCCCGACACCCTCAGCGCCAGCGTCACGGACCATCTCGCACCACACCTGGTAGCCGTTCTCCGCGGCCATCTCCTCGATCATCCGCAGGCTTTCGGTGTCCAGCAGCGACCCGTCCTGCACGCGGATCACCCTGACCGTCGGGTTGAGGCGCATCGCGATCGCCACGGACACCCGCAGCTGCTCCGACGATGAGCACTGCCTCAACGGCACCCCACCGAAGGTGACGCCGTCGCCAGCGAAACCCAGGCCCGGAAGGGGCATGTCGGCCTCTTCGAGGATCGTCCGCTTCGTCTCGTCCACGTCGTCGATGTCGCGGGTCAGGCGCTCCGACTCGGCCCGGGCGGCGGCGAGTTCGTCGGCGACACGCTGCCGGTCTCGTGCTTCCCGGACGGCCCGGTTCACGACGTCGACCTCGGCGAGCCGGCCCGCGAACCCGTCCATGTCCGGGCGGGTCATCCCCTCGGCGGCGGCCCGGTCCCGGGCTGCGGTGGACGTGGCGTCCTCGGCCGCCGCACGCCGGGCGTCGCGGGCCACGGTGAGCCGCTGGATCTCGGCGTCCAGCCGGTCGGCCTCAGCCCGGTGCTGCTCGGCCTCCCGCTGCGCGCGGTCCACATCGGCGCGGGCCTGGTCGATGCGCTGGCACTCGGCCTGCGCGGCGGTCATCTCCGCGACGATCGAGGCGGCGGACACCTCGACGGCGGGGGTGGATGGGTCAGCGGCGGGCATCCCCGCGAGCTGGCCTTCCAGGGCCTTCACCGTCCGGTTCACGCCCGTCCGGGCCATGTACAGCTCGTTGCGGCGGGCGTCCAGGACACGGGGGTCCTCGGGGAGGTCGATCAGGTCCAGGAGGGTCTTGACCTGGTCAGATTCGCGTTGCTGCACGAAACCGAGAGGGTCGAAAGACAGGGATCCGATGAGCCGGTCGAGCATCGCTTGAGGCCGGGAGAAACTCGCGCCCTCGCCGTTCTCGACCTTCAGGGTCGTGCCCTTCTCCGTCCACCTTCTGGTCACGACGATGTCGCCGAGATCGAGGCGGACCGTGGCGGTTTCCCTGTCGTTGTTGATCGGACACGGAATGCCCCTCGCGGCGGCGGCATTCGACAGGGCCGCCCAGATCGCGTGCAGAACACTAGACTTTCCCTGGCCGTTCCGGCCCGCGATGACAACCAGCGACCCGTCCGGGTCCGGCGTGATATCCACGGCCGTCAGCCGCATGAATCCCTCGGCGCGCAGGCTCACAACACGCAGGCGACGATCCGGTTCAGTATTCACAGTCGCTTCCCCTCAGTAGCGGCGGTTCCAGCAGTCGAAACAGCAGGAGCCTTCTGCGGCAGAATGTCGTCAGCGCTAACACGCTCCGAAGGGAACTCGTCCTCGATGCGAATCTCTCCGCGCTGCAACGACTTGAAAATCACAGTCAACTGGGCAATGTCGTGCTCAGTCCACTTCTCGCGTTTCCGATCCAGCCTCACCTCAAGCTGGTCAGCTGAGACCCCGATCATCCCGTACGCCTTGATCGCGTCGGCGACACGGACATCGAGGGGCTTCCCTCCGCCGTCCGTCAACGTCTTCGAGCACAGATCCTTAGCCTCCTCCGTGAACCACGGAGGGAGAATCGAGAAGATCGCCTCCCGGAGACGCCGTGCCCCGTTGTTCGCGTTGTTCTCGTACACGTCGCGCATATCGACAAGCTTCTTCGTGCCATTCTTCGTGTCCCTCTTGTGGGGAACAACGAACGTCTGAGACGAACGCGTGTTGGTCTGCACATCCCACGCCCACGCCTGCATCTCCGAATATCCGTCGACATCGTCGCGACGCAACTCGGAGATCCCGTACTGAACATTCCCCCAGCACCTGGCCAATTCTCGGGCCAGGTGCACCGATGATCCCGTCACCGGCGACCCGCCGCGCGAGAACCGGTAGAACGCCCGGTCGGCGAGACCAGGCTGCGCGCACGACGCCCGCATCTGCTCCATGGCCGCAGGGATAGACCTCGGCACCTGCTGGGCCACGACGATCGCGGCCTGCACCTCGGCGACGGCCCTGGACTGCTCCACTACTGTCGCCTGACCGACATGCCTCGGTGACGGGGCGGCCTGCACCCCCATGATTTCCTGCGCCGTGACAGTCATGCTGCGACCTCAATCTCAGCTAGTTTCCTGCTCTCATACCAGTACGGAAGAGAGATGTGCTCTACGTCATCGGAATATCCTGGCCACTGGTCTGTCTCTCGGCATTCCGCGTAAACCCTGAGTGCCCTGCGGTTCAGGGCCCGGCCGATTTTCATTGCCGTCGAGTCGAGTTCGATGACGTTCACGAGATACGGCGCGGTCTTCTCTTGGACGATGAACACGAACGCAGCGTCATAGGAGATGTCGAGGCATTCGACGCCGTCGAGATACCACGCGCCTTGTTGGTGGTACCCATACTCTGCTGCGGCGCGCTGGAACGCGTCGTTAGAGGCGCACCTTGCCGTCTTGTAGTCTGGGACGATCATTCTTCGTCCGCTGACCGGGTCGGGCATGAAGTCGATGAGGGCACGCCGCCACACTCCGGTTTCGGGGTCAGGCCAGAACAGTGCCTGTTCTGGTTTCCCTGCGGCGTGGTTCAGTAGGGCCGCTGCGATCGGGTGCCGGAGTAGTGCCGATGCCATCGCCGTGACGCACTGGTATTCGTCTGGGAGGACTGGGATGAGGCCTTCGGCGTACGCGTTGTCGCGCGCCTCTCTGGTGGCTTTCCGCCGGTAGTCGTCGGCGTCCAATTGGATGATGTCGGCGCCTGCGGAAAGGACCAGTCGGTGCGCGGCGTGCCCTAGGTCGAATACGGCTTTGTGTGGCTGGCCGTGGAGTTGCTCGTGTCGGAATAGGGCCGGGCAGGATGGTGGGAGGAGCTTCCTGGCTCCAGATGACGAGAGGGATCCGCCCGGTATGGGGTCGGCGTGGTATTCGTCGGCGGTCATCGGGTGGATGCCAGCGTGGGTGACGGTCATGCGGTCACCTCGGCGGTGCCTGCTCGGACTGCGGCGCGGCACCAGCAGCACATGCCGTCGTCGCTGTCGGCGATCGAGTCGCAGGGCTCCAGTCGGGTTAGGTCGATTCCGTGGCAGGTCTCGACGTCCTCGTCGAGGAGGTCGTCGAGGATGTCGTCGGCGGTGCGGATCGACGCGATGAGGCGGGCGACGTCCTCGGGGTGGACGGTGGGCCGGGCCAGGGTCGGGGCGGTCATCACGCGACCTCGGTCCGCGCGCATCGGGCGGTGATCCGCAGGTCGGTGAGGTCGATGTCGACGAGCTGGTCGTCGTCCTCGTCGTGGCAGTGGGCGTAGGGGGTCTCCTCGTGCGGGTGCACGGTCAGGACGACGATGACGTGCCGGTCGTCGGCGCGGGTCCGCCACGCCAGGGTGAGCCCTGTGGGGTCCTGCGGGTCGTAGACGGCGACGTCCCCGGGCTCGATCCTGCTGGTGACGGTGACGGGCCCGGTGGGGGTGCGGATCACGACCCGGTCAGGCTCGCGGTCGATGATCTGGTCGCGCCAGGGTCGGTCGGTGATGGCGTCGAGGGCCGTGGTGATGTCGCCCAGGGTTCCGACGGTGACGGTGATGCGGGCGCCGTCCACGTGGACGGCGGCGGGGATGTTCGCGTGCTGGAGGTCGGCGCGGTATTGGCCGGCGGTGATGCCGGGGAGGACCCCGGCCGCGGCGTACCTACGTGTCGCCCGACCGGCGTGTCCCGATTGGGCGACAGTGACGTCCGTCGCCCTGGATAGCCTGTCCTGAGGCGAATAACCCCCGTGACCGGGTTGTGCATCTGGTGCCGCGTACGGCACCATGGCGACAGCGGACATGCAGGTGTCCCTCTCTGCACCCGTGGCGAGCTGGCAGCTGTGGCCGTGGGTGCGTGCTGGAGTGAGCGGTAGGTTGGAGGGCACCCCCGCACGGAGCTGGAAGAGTCACGTGCGGGGGTTGCCCAGTCTCTGGGGGGACTTAGACGATCAGGTGCCCGACGGCGCCAAAGATGATTGCCGCGACGGCGCACATGATGACCGTGATCATCACGTATTCAGGGGTCCTCACGCCGCACCGGCCAGCGCGCCGCGCCGGCTAGGGTCCGGCGACTCCTGGGAGTCCGGGTCATCGATCCACGCGTACCGTCTGCCGCGTCTCGGTGCTGGGGCTTCGTAGATGTGCCTCGACATCACCGGGTCGCGCCGGTAGTCGTGGAATGTCTTTACGTGCACGCCGAGCTGGGCGGCTATCTCCTCAGCCGTTCTCAGCTCGGAGCGGTCATGGGTTCTTGCCATGCCTGAACCCTAGACCCCTTAGACTCCCTTGTCAACCCTTACTCTCCGCTACCCGCCCGAGGATGGACTCATCCAGGCCGAGCGGAGAGTAGCCGCCGACACTGCCTCCCGCCCTGGCCTGCGCGCTACTCAGAGGGTGGTCACAGTGACCACCCTCCCCAGGGGAAAAGAGAGGCCCCCGCGGCTGGTCTGCGGGGGCCCTCGTGCCACCCGGGACGTGAGCCGGGCGGCGAAGCACTCGGCCAGGTAACCAGCCTGGCGTCATGGTGCGTCGGCATAATAACCCACATCGGGCGTAGATCGCACGATCGCATCCGGCGCGCAACCGTGCTACGTTCGCCCACGGCGTCATAGTGGCGCTGGCTCCCCCTAACCAGGGGATGGCCCCCAACCGCAAGGCGGGGCGGCGTGAAGACTGGACACGGATACCTCAGTGCCGACGGGTGAGCACCCCATGGGGCCAGAGACAACCGGCCGGGCAGCCTCCTGATCCACCCGGTGACTCTGTCGATCACTGTGGGGGGTAAGGGGGGCGATTCCCTAGAGCCGTTGTCCTCGAAGCCTCCGGGTGGGCACTGAAAGGTCCAGGAACGAAGCCCCTGTATCTGACTTGGACTTAACCACAGACAGGGGCTTCCTGGTGACATCGGTTAGGCGACGCAGCAAGACAATCTCTAAGACCAGCGGGAAAAAGTTCAGCGCGAATAGGAGCAACAAGCGCGGCGACAAATCAATAAGCCCAGAGGTACGGAAACGCAACAGGGACGCGTACGCCGCGTGGCTGGAGGCGCAGCCGATAGATCCAAGAAAGCCATCCAGGCCAAGATGGACCAGCAGTGAGTACGTATCGGAAGTAACGGTTACCGTCGGTGCCGAAACCTCCCGTACTGAACCTTCCTACACCCCGGAGCAGTTGCGCAGGATAACAAAGGAGCGCGGGAGAATAAGCGAAAGAATGCGGTCACGGATAAAGCTGCGCGACAGGGGGACGTGCCGGTACTGTGGTGATATTCACGGGCCGTTCGAGATAGACCATGTGATCCCCGTGTCCCTGGGTGGGGATACTGCCATGCGCAATCTGGTCCTGGCGTGCCGGCAGTGTAACCAACGCAAGGGAAACCATGTCTGGAAACCTAAACCAGTCGGGCACTTCTAGTGCGTGCGCGTGGTAGGGGTACGGGCTCCCTCCGCAACTCCCTCCGGAACACGGGGAAAACACGCCATGGTTCAGGTTGAGGGTGGTCACCGTGACCACCCTCAAGGTCTGAACCCATTGGCTGCTCGTGCGGCGTCCCGGAGTCCCGCGTCCATGCCGGCCAGCCCGCGGACACCGGTCCGGTCGGCCTCGGCGAGGACCGCTATCGCCGCGTCATACGCGGCCTGCGCCAGGTTGGATCCCTGGTCCCGGCGGAGCTCCGCGACCATCACCGCGGACAGGGCCCGGATGGCGGACTCCACCAGGACGGCTGTGGCGTCCAGCGACGGGCCCATCACGCCGGCACCCCCGCCGACAGTGCCGCGCACATAGCGTCCACGCCGTCGAGGATCAGCACCGGGTCCCCGTCGTCCCCGATCTCCGGGGTGATCAGCGCGATCCGGCGCACGCCGCGGTGCAGGTACCCGGGGAGCAGCCACCAGTCGGCCTGCCCCTCGTCCTCCGTGAAAGATGGGAGTAGGGCGACGTCCCCGTCGTCCGTGACCAGCGGAAACAGGCCGGCCTTCACGGCGACGTTGGCGACACGCTGCGCATCGGTGGTCAACACGGATCCTCCTCGGGTGGATGGTGGCGGCCCCCGGATGAGGCCGCCGCCGGGGTGGTCAGGCGGTGGGTTGCCCGTTGTCGAGGACGAGCACTTCGCCGTCCCTGTCGGAGCGGAACACGACGGGGGCCATGTTGACGCCGTTACCGCTGTTCGTGGCCCATGCCGGTGCACTGATCCGCCCGACGAAGTAGCCCTTCCTCCGGTCGGTGGCGATCTTGCGTGCCGGGTCCTGCGCGCAGGAAGGACTGAACCAGGCGGTTCCACCATCGGCGGTGGTGATGGCCCATGCCCAGCCGTAGCGGGTCTGGACCTCGCGGGCGTCGAGCATGGTCCCGTCGAGGTCGAAGAGCGCGGGGAACTCGGCGGTCCCGCCGTTCTCCAGGATCTCGGCCTGGACGTCGTAGAGGCGGGCCATGGAGTCGGCGGCCCATTGGGAGAGGAATCCGTCGGTGTCGCAGCTGTCGAACGATGCGGCGGAGCGGCGACGGGCTGCGGTGGCCTCGGCCCGGAGTTCAGCCGCGCGTGCGAGCTGGACTGGGGTGGCGGTGGTCATCGGATGCTCCTCTCGGGTGGTGGCCCCCACCGGGCGGGCGGGGACCAGGCGGGGGTCAGGCCAGGTGCTTGAGGCACGGCATGACCCGGGCGTCGTGGCGGAAGCAGTACTCGACCTCGGCGGCCCACTCGGGGGTGCCTGGGCCGGCGTTGTCCGTGGCGATGTCACCCCAGATGTCCTCGGCGAGTTTGCGGAGGGTGTCCATGTCGGCGGGGTGGGTCTCCACCTCCCAGGCCTTGGCCCCCTTCAGGTCACGGCATCCGGGGGAGTGGAACTCGGTGGTCCCATTGCCGGGGGTGCGGGTGGTGGCCTGGGTGGCCAGCGGCCGGTCCAGGTCGGGTGCGGTGCGGCTGATGGCTGCGGTTGCTGGCATGTCTCCAGTGTGCACCCCGGGTGGGAGGAAGTCAACTACACACAAGCACAAGCTGTAGTTGACTCATGGGGAGATGTAGTGCATGCTGGTCACATCAGCAAGGGACACCACCTGAGGGGAGAACCAGCAGTGGCCGCCATCGACATCAGCGACGAGACCCGCGACTTCGTCGAGTTCCCCGCGCAGGTCCGGTACCGCGCCGCCCTCGCCGCCACCGGTCAGGCCGTGCGCCTCACCCAGCAATGGACCCGCGGCGGCGGACAGCACGTCTGGACCATCACCTCCGACGGCACCCAAACCTGGGCCACCTCCGACGCCGACACCATCTGCCTCGACACCTACCGGGGCATGGGCCGGTTCCTGTACACCTACGGACCCTTCAACGCCTGACCGACCCGGGGCCCGGGAAACCGGGCCCACCACCACAACAAGGAGGACACCGTGCCCATCACCGACGCGCTCATCACCGTCACACCCGGCCGGTTGGCATTCATCGCCCGGATCACCGACGCCGACGGCCGCCCGATCCCCGACGACGAGCACCCCTCGGATGAGCACAAGGGGATCCGCGGTGGACAGTTCATCGTCGAACTCGACGGCAATGGGACACCGTGGGTCGACCTCGTCGGTGACAAGGCCATGGAATATGGATGGGACATCGGGACGTACAGCTGGGCCGTTGGCGACGACGCAGAGACGTGGACGGCCAGAGCCAGAGACATGGGCGCTCGACCACAGCGATCCGAGGATCTAGCCGCACTTGCCCAGCCCCACGAGACCCGAGGCCAGGAGCCACCCGTCCTCGTGTGGACCGACGCCGACACCCGCTCCGTCACAACCGGCACCATCGACGACTTCACCAGGTCACTCGCCCGATGCCCGGCCGACGAACAGCCGTTCGACCGGGTGTACGTCCTCGACGATGACGGAGGCCTGGCTGATGTCCACGTCGAGGAGGCGACCGGGAAGTTCGACGACGGTGACCGCGCGACGGTGACGGTCACCGTCATCAGCGACGGCCAGCGTGTCGCCACCGGGCACTACACGATCGATGGTCGCGCATGACCCGGACCGGGGGCCGCGCCCAGATCGGCACCACCGTCCAATCGGTGCGCCTCACCGACGCCATGCTCGCCCGCGTCGACGAGGTCGCTGCCGCCCACGGCATCACCCGGTCCAGGGCGATCCGGGCCCTCGTCGCCTGCGGCCTCACAGCCGACCCACTCAAGCTCGCCGCCGCCATCCACCAGCCGGCACCCGCCGAGGAGGACCAGTGAGGGCTTTGACGGTCCGGCAGCCATGGGCCTGGGCCATCGCACACGCGCACAAGGACATCGAGAACCGCACCCGGAACATCATCGGTGGGTACCACGGGACGGTCGCTATCCACGCGGCCCTGGCGTGGAGCGCAGACGGCGCCAGCGACAAGAACATTCTCGCGGCGTTCCAGAAATACCGCTGGCTCCACGAAGAACCAACACACCCTATTGACCCGGCGATGTACCAGGAGCGATTCACGCCGGGCGCAGTGATCGCCACCGCCGAGATCCTCGGTGCCCACCGTCACGAGCCCGGGTGCTGCGAGTCGCCGTGGGCCATGCCCGGCCAGTGGCACATCAACCTCGGGTGCCCCATCGCCATACCTGAGCCAGTGCCGTGCCGGGGAGCCCTCGGACTGTGGCGCCTCGACAACACCGCATGGGCCGCCGTTGTCCGGCAGATCCAGACTGCCGCACCGTTCTGATCATGAGGAGACCAACCGCAGGCCGCCGCCGAGGAGGATGCCAGGGCGTAGGATCCTGGCGCTTGGATTTCACAGTGGTGGCCACCCCCGGCCGGGGGTGGCCACCACACTTTTGTGGCTGGACCCATGTTTCGTTTCCGTATTCCGTCACCCGCGAAATACGGATCCTCCGCCCGGGTGAATCCCGCAGTCCCGGCTCAACCCCGCCACACCCCGGCCCGATACACCACCCATGACCAGCGCACACATCGTCACCGGGACCACCCCATCCACTCGTGTCGGCGGCGAAACACTCGACACCGTCCTCCACTGGACCCCCGAGGACCCCCTGCGCGTCCACGTCACGTGGCGGCACCCGGACGGCGTGTACACCCGGTGGGCGATCTCCCGGGAGCTCCTGCGTGACGGGATGATGGCCCGCGCCGGGCGCGGCGACCTGGTCGTCACCCCCGCGGGGGACCGGCTGCACCTGACCCTGCGCGCCCGGTCCGCCGAGTCGGAGACCGTGTCCATGGACATGGGCAGGGTGAGGCGGATGCTGATCCGCACCCACCTCATGGTGCCGATCGGCATGGAGGACATCGACGTGCAGGTCGCCGTGGACGGGGCCGTCACCGGGACCGCCCGTTGACCCGGCGGATGACCCTCGCCGAGTGGGTGCAGGTGCAGCCGGCGACGAGTGACGCGGACTGGGGTGTGGAGGTCGAGGTCATCGAGGCCAGGGACCGGCAGGCGGAGGCGAGGGCGGAGGCCGCGGCGAGGGAGACGGACCGCATGGGGTCCCTGGCCGGTCGCCGCGCGACGCGGGTGTGGCCCCGCCGATGAGACGACGAGGCCACAAGATCCGGGTCAACAGATCGCGTCGAGGATAGTCCGGGCCCGCCGTGACGGGGGTGGCAGGGCGGGCCCGGTCGCAGGCGTCTCGGGACACCCGCGACACCCACGCTACCGGCCCGTGGCCGCTGGCAGGTCGAACTCCCCGGCCTTGACGCCCGCGAGGAACGCCGCCCACTCGGCGGCGGTGAACGCCAGGACCGGGCCCCTCGGGTCCTTCGAGTCGCGGACCAGGGTCATGTCGCCGTCGCGGGCGACCTCGACGCAGTCCCCGGACATCGACGTAGTGGATTTCCGCCACACGATCATAGGTTGTCCATTTCCGCCCCTTTGTTGGGTGGCCTCGCTGGCACGGCGCGGGCCAGCGAGGCCACCCGCAATCATGCCATCAGAAAGTCCCGAGGGGATGCGGATGGTGCTGGAGTCGGTGCGCGAGGAGATTGAGGGGTATCGGGCGGATATTCCGGCGGGTGGCGCGCTGTATCCAATGTCCCCGGCTCGGGCTGGTTGACCGTTCGGGTGAGACAGCATCTCACCCGAACAGGTAACCACGGGGAATGCGGCAATGTGTTTTGACTTTCCGCCGCCCATTGGATAGGAATGCACTATCCAACCAGCCTATCCTTAGGGGCATTCCGTGGCGCAGAAGGTAACCGTCATCCTCGCCGACGACATCGACGGCGGTCCCGCCGACGAGACAGTGCGTTTCGCTCTCGACGGGAAGACGTACGAGATCGACCTGTCCGATGTCAACGCCGCGGCCTTCCGGGCCGCTGTGGGGCCGTGGGCTGAGAAGGCACGGAAGGCCGGAGGGCAGCCCGCGCGGCGCGCCCGTGGCACGAAGGGCGGCCGGGACCTGAACGCGGTCCGCGCTTGGGCCCGGGAGGCCGGGTACCAGGTCAGTGACCGGGGCCGGGTGTCCGGCGAGGTATTGGCGCTGTACGACGCCGCGCACTGACCGATGTGGCCGGGCCCCGATCTCCACGGTCGGGGCCCGGCCCGTGTCCACCGGCTGTGGGCGGGTGGGCGGCGGTCGCGCTGGGCGCTGCAACCACCCACCCAGGGTTGCCCAGGGTGGGGTGGGGCGCATGCTACCGGCCGGTAATCCGTCCTTCGGGGGATGTAACACTCACCAATCGGACAGCCAGTCACCACCCCGGCACGACACGTCACCGGCATGTGCCACGATCAACGTGGCGGCGCACCGGGGGCCCTCCGTTCCCCAGCGCCAACATGGGATCCCAATCCACACGAAAGGTACTCAGATATGCGCAACACCAGAATGGTGCTGGCTCTCAGCCTCGCCACGGCCCTCGTCGGCGCCGGCACCATCGCCGCCGTCGCCGCCAGCGCGCCTACCCCGGTCGCCAAGCTCTGCAAGACGAAGGGCACCGGCGCTACCTACAGCAAGGCCGCGTGCCGTGCTGGTGACACCGCCATCACCCTCAAGGGCATCGTCGGGCCGATCGGCCCTCAGGGCCTCCCCGGTGTCGCCGGCCTTCCTGGCAAGGATGGGATCGACGGCAAGGACGGCCTCCCCGGTGTCGCCGGCCTTCCTGGCAAGGATGGGATCGACGGCAAGGACGGCCTCCCCGGTGTCGCCGGGGCTCCGGGCGCCAAGGGCGACCAGGGCACCCAGGGCATCCCCGGACTGCCTGGTGAGGCCGCCGGCTGGGGATCGAAGTGTGTGAGCACGGTCGTCAACGCCACGTTCCAGGGTCGGCCCGCCGCCCAGCGCCAGGTCGACATCAAGGGACTCCCGCCGTACCACCAGGCGCACTTCGGGTCGATCTCCCAGAATGGCGACGCGTGGTCCGACAACACCGGCGGGATCCCCACTGGGGTCGGTCACGTGAACGTCGTCTACCTCGGCGGGTACATCGACGGTTCGACTGAGGGCCACTACCAGATCAACCCGATCGGGTTCACCGGATCGGATTCGGCGACCGTCCTGATCTGCGCGTCCAGGATGGACCTCGAAAAGATCGCAGCCTCCAGCTGACCTGATCCGCGACAATGGTGCCCGGCCCCACAAGGGGTCGGGCACCATTCGTTTCAGAGGGGACAAACACGCATGATCAGGAGATCACTCGTCGGCGCTGCGGCGGTAGCTATGGCCCTCGCATGCGCTGCACCAGCGTCAGCCGCTCCATCCGCGGGGCAGTTCTGCGGAAAGCCCGACCACGGGAAGACAGTGAGCGGCCTGACGTGCACCCAGGACGCGGACGGGAAGTACTGGCGCTGGCGGGATGCCCAGGAGGTGCAGGCGCCGGAGGCCGTCCGGACGCCAATACCGACGGCCGACCCGGTCGTCGGCAAGGAGCCGACATTCACCGGCTGATCCTGCCGTAACGCAACAGTGGCGCCCACCCCGATGGGGTGGGCGCCACTGCTTAGTCCCGGCGGGTGCCTGGGAGACTCCGGCCCGGAGTCTGGGGGGACACGATGCGGGCCGGGACCTGCCCGGGCGGGGTGGATCAGCCGGGCACCAGGACTTTACCGGGCCACCAAAACAGCCGAAGCCGGGCCGCCCGGGAGACTGGACACGATCAGCCCACCAGGCGGCCCGGCCACCTCACCACCTACCACCCTCCGGCCCCAGCCGGAAGCCTCTATCCCCTTGAGCCCGTCCCGTAGCACGTCGTGGCCCTGCTCCACACCAGCCAGCACCACTGGCCGACACCCACCGCCGCGGCCGTCACAGCCGACCACGCGACCGGCCCGGACGGCACCTCACCCGTCACCATCCAATCCCTGGCCAGCATCGCCAGGGACGCCACCAGCAGGGCACCGGGGCCGACGATCAGGTCCCGCGCCCACGTCGGACACCGGTCCAGCCACCCCGCCACAACCCTCGCGGTGGCCGTCCCATCACCAGGCACGGCCCCAGACTCAGTTACCACCACCACCACCACCACGCGCGTTGATTCCCACGGCTGCCACCTCCCTCTCCCTCAACTTTCTGCCCGCGCTGTGACCCTCGACCTCGGGTGCGCCGGGATCGGAGGCGTCTGCCCGCCACTGGCCCTGGCCTGCGCCTCAGCGGCCAGGGCCCATGCATGCAGGTCCTCAGCCCAGTCTCGCACGCACGTCATCTCCGCCCGGTCGACGGCACGGTCCCGCGTGAGCGTGTTCACCCGGTCACTGAGTCCACGGATCTCGTCGGCATCGACCGTGGCCCGCGCTTCCAACGCCGCGACCTTGACCCGCAGGGCCTCGTTCTCCCCGGACAAGGCGTCGACCCGGCGGGTGAGGTCCTCAACCATTGCCCGCGCTGCGCGCTCGATGGCCTCCGCTGCGGTGGCCTCCGATTCCTTGGCCTGCGCGAGGGCCGGGCGCCTACCGATCCATGATCCGAGGAGTCCTGACGCCCCGAGGGCACTCCCGGCGGCGATCAGTGATTCGGGGTCTGACCACCTCACGTTCGGACTCGCAGGGACGACAGGGCGGTGGTAATAGCCTGGAGGGTCTTTCCCTGGGCTTTCACGGCCTCGGCGAGGGCGGCGACAGCGTGGCGCATCTCATCCTGGGTGGCCTCGATGTCGGCGAGGGTGGTCCGCGGGGTACGCGTCTGGGATTCCCGGTCTTTCCCGTTGGGGTTCGGGATAGTATCCGCGCCCCACACGGCGTCAGCTATTTCTTTCGCGTTCGGCATGTCGCCCTCCTGTAGCACGTCGCGGATCTTCTTCCGCATCCACTCATCAGATATCCCGGCCGGGTCGATTTTCCGGTACGGCGCCCACGTCCGGTGCGAGCAATACCACGTCTCATCGCGGCCCATGACCCGCAGTTGCGCTGCGTGCACGCGTGGCATTGCCCACAGTTGCCAGTCGGTGTATTTCCCGTCTCCGTCGTCCTCGGCTTCGCAGCCCATGACGTGGACGTTTCCTGTGATGCCACGGTATGCCCCGGGTCCGGCGTTGTTGGCTTTCCCAGCCGCGACAATCCATACCCGCTGATCCGCGTCAGCCAGGCCCCTCGGCAGAAACGTGGTGCACAGGGGCCCGGACAGCCCAGGGCGGCCATGGACACACACATCAAGAGACGCCCGGTCACCGTTGCGTGGCCCGGCCGTGTGATGCCCCATCGACACCATCGGTGTATACGGGACCACGCCCCGGGACTCCCAGCCGCGGACACACTCCACCCGCAAACCAACCCGCGCCAACTCCCTAGGGAGCCCCAACACCAGACCCACCACACACCTCCCTCCGTGCCGTCAGAACGCCATTGTCCAGGACCCAGGACCGGCCCATCCTGCGGAAACATTGAACGTACACGTAGTCACTCGAATACCTCCATGATCTCCGTAAGTGTGGGCTCAACCACTGAGGTCATGTGATACCTCCTATCTCACGTGGCCACAACAGCACCTCGGCGACAGCGCGGTCTGGCCGCCGGTGATGGCCGCGGCTCGGCGTCGGCGTAGGACTCGCAGGGCGACGAGGATCCAGTGTCCGAGTTCGTCCCATGACTCGTACAGGTCGTCATCGGACGGGTCGCTGTCGCCGATTTCGTCGCGGATCGCTGCGAGGTCGGTTTCTGTCAGTCCAGCCACGGGTGGCCCCCCCCCCGGCCTAGTCTCCGGTCAGGCCGACCGTACCGACCCACAGCATGATGTCCTCGCCGGTGAGGTGGCCGCCTTCGACGCCGGTTATCCGTAGCCACAGCCCGTACCTGCCGGGGTCCTGTCCGGTGATCAGGTGGGTGGCGATGGTGGTGGTGGATGTCCAGGCTGCCAGGTCCCATCCGGTGGCTAGTGCGGTGTCGCGGGATCGGGTGGAGTCGGGGTCCAGGGCGGTGTGGATGGCGCAGTCGGATGGCCGCTCACGGTTCCGCCGACGAAACGCGATGCCGTTGCTCCAGCAAGCTGGACACGCCTCTGGCGAACATTGGTGGGGCGAAGAATTGCCATGAGTTTTCTCCTCAGACCAGCGTGTCGATGCCAAGAGCGGTCAGATCAAAAAGAGCGAGTTCGGCGATGTCCACTGTCCCCGTCGTGGCAGCCTTGACGTACACCTGTGGATTGAGGACCGCTCCATCGGCGGTGAACTTCTGCCAGAATCTTCCCAAGTATGGCTCTGTTCCACCTGTAGAAATTGCGTACGCAGCTCCACCAACAACACCGCTGCATTGAACATAGACACCGCCGCTAGCCGTCAACGCCGTGCGGATCCTGCCCGTCATGGCATAGACATTTCCGGGCGTACAGGCAACATTTCCAACATGGTAAAGAGTTACATCTAACGCACTTGCCGCGAACGTCATCCGATACCAATTGCCTCTGATCGACGTATCGCCGCTGACGATTGTTCCGGACACCAGAGATCCGCCGTTGATAAGATTCCATGATGCTGGCGCGGAGTTAGTGATAGCAGTAGACAACCACAATGGGTTCAGCGCCTGGAGAATATTGGAAGTATCAGCGGCGTCGAACAGTGAAGGAACACTGGCAGGCGGGATGGAATCAGCCATGTCGGCTGCGAAACGCTGCCCTAATGTCCATTGCCCGAGCGGGTTCGGGTGGATGTGATCACCAGAATCGTATATTGCCTGGAGCGCTCCCGTCGCTGGATACACCAGTGCATCGTAGAAGTCGACAATCCTTATCCCGTGCGTAGAAGCGTAGGCGCGCAGCCAGTTGTTCCATGCAGCAATTGTTGGAGCGTAACTGGCGCTACCTGGTGTGATGGTTACCAGTACTGGAGTTGCATGAATCTCTCTGATCTTTTCTACTAAAGCGGCGATGTTCGCCTGATAGGTTGCCAGTGAAACGGTGGCGTTAATGTCATTGACACCGGCGGCAATTGTCACCATGTTTGGTGCGAATGTAGTAACGTCAGTGTCAAACCTGGCAAGCATTTGAGCAGACGTGTTGCCAGTTACTCCGGCGTTCCTCACTAGGTGCAGTCGCTCATCTGTGGCCATCGCTGCGAACATCGGCCACGATAGACCCCGGGCGCGGTCGCCGTCTGATCCTTTCGTGATCGAATCTCCCAACGCCACCCACCGTCCTCCCAAAATGGCTGCCGGAGAATACATGTTTGCAACTGCTATGTCGGCTGCGATCTGCGCTGGTGTGAGTGGCGTCTTGCCCATCACTGTCCACACTGTTCCGACGCCCACGAGCTGAACTGTCTCGCCGGCGATGGTTAGGACTACGCTCCCGGCGGTGACCGAATACGACCCCGTGACATTAGTGACGGCTATGCGAGCATTTTCAACAACCGCCGGTAGAGTCACGACGTGCGCCGCACCCGGAGACACCAGCAGCCACTCCCCAGCGACCGCAGTCGACGACGCACCAGAGACGACGCGCTGCGTAAGTGGACGCTCAGTAGGTGTATACAGCGGCATCAGACGTACACCTCCGTGACAAGCGCGTAACCGTTGACGGACGCCCACACTCCGGTGATGATCCCGGAATAGCAGCCAGTAGGTTCACCGTCGTCATCGACGTCCCCGACAGACACCTCGTAGAACCCGGCCGCCGGAACAATGACCGTGAACGATGAAGTGGATGCGCCAGCCCCGAGCTTCACGTACAGGTCGGCCGTGGAATCATTGTAGATGGACAGTCCGATGCGTTCATTCCTCGGTGACTTCAGTGTCTTTGTCTCAGTGGCGGCCTTGATGCGTGCCACGACAGAGTTCGCTGCCATTTCACCCTCCAGTTGCTTCACCGGTGATTGTGTTCAAGCAAATTACGTGACCGTCAAGACCCCTCTACTGATGTCAGTGCGGCATGCTCGACGAGCAGTCGACACTCCCCGACCGCCCTTGACCCGAGGTGAGTCACAGCCACAGCGATCCGTGTCCCAGACGACACCGTCAGCGGAATGGCGAGATCCCTGGTCGCGCCCGGGCACCCGACATCCGAGCCTGCGGACGCCAGCGCCCACGCGACAGGCAGGATCCCAATGTCAGCCTCAGACATGGCCTCACCGACAGCGACCTTGATTTTCAGGGCGCTGGTGTTTGCCGTCAGAAACCCTTCGACAGCCTGCAATGACACGGAAGTGACGTACCGGTCATACGAGTTGGCGGCAGCGGAAATCAACTCGACATACGCGCTGTACGCCCCAGACGTCCCCGGTGTGACAGCGACAGAAAACGGCTCCGGGTACACGACAGTATTGGCTTTACCGACATACCGGCCCGGCGCCGGAGGCGGATACACAGATACACCCACAGGTCACTCCGTCCATCCGGCGGCATGCCACGCCATCGTCGCATCAGTAGCCGCGTACGTTGCGGTCGACGCCGCCCCGAGAACAATCGGGTCATCGACCATGACAATCCCGCCAGGGGCGATAGACACCCCGTCGAGAACCTTCTTCGTTGCGACAGTCAACGTCGCCGCACCCGTCACCGAGTCAGTGTTCTGCACCCACCATTGGGTGACGACACGATCCGTCGCATCCGTGGACACCAGCGTCCCAGACCCGGCACCGGACGCGAACCCCAATCGGGCGACATCCGTGGACGCCGCGAGAAGGTCAACGAACGTCGCAGTCACATCCACCGCCCCGCCAACAACTGTCACCGACAGGGCCTCGCCGGCGTTCAACACGAACACTGTCGACAGCTCCATGACGGATCTACCAGTGATCGGGATACCCGTCGCCGCTGCTGTAGCGCCGATCGTGAGATCCAGTGCAGTGGATGTTGCCCCCGTGGCGACAACAATGGATTTCACGACCCGAATGTGGTCGGCGGCCGGCGCGGACACGACCGTCGATGTCGCCGCCACAGTGGCCGTCGCTGCCGTGAGCCCAGCGCACGCCCCGCCGGGAGCAGCGACAGCCCTGGTCTCCGCAGCGGCCCCCACGTCCCCCGCATGGGCGGTCACCGACGTCGCACCGATCGACCGGAGACCAGCGGTCCCGGCCGCAGGATTCTGCCACGTCGCGTTAGCGACAACCACCGACACCCACGCGCCATTGACGCGCGCCGAGAACGCGTCAGCGTCCGCCAGGTAACACACCATCCCATCAACAGGCGACGGGATAGCCGCGTCCCTCGCCGCCGAATTAGCGTACCTGGCGACCAGCCTCGTATCGACCTGCTCAGCGAGGGCCTGGAAATCCGCCGGGATATCCGGTTGCGCCGGGGTAGCAAGCGCCGGATACGGCAGGTCATTGATCGCAGTAGTTGGCACGGTCCCTCCTTTCAGGTCGGTTGAACAATTACGCCGGCGACGAGCAGCGTGTTATTGCACCGGAACAACGCGACACGGTCCGCTGGGGACGCTGCAACGCCATCCAAGTACGGGAGGTCATCGAGGGTCTGACCGCCGACCGTGATCTGATTCGACCCGGCCGACCACGCGACAACAACTCCGACCCGGAATGTCACCCCATCGGCAGGGGAAAGGGCCTGGGACAGGAGAGACGCCAGGGACGCGCTCACAGCCCGACCACCACCGTCGTCGTGTCCCGGGTCTGCAACGCCACGGCCCCAGTAGCGGCCAGCGGGATCGTCACCCTGTCCACCATGTGCAACTCGATGTCGTCCCATGCGTGCTCCACGGACAGCACATCCCATGGCTCTAGGGCCGGGTTAGGGACCGCGGAAAGGTCAAGGGAGTAGGGGATTCCGGTGGTGCGCGTCAAGTGGACCGCGGCGGCGGCCTCGGCCTCAATGTCGGTGGCCCAGATCGGGGACTGGATTGTTGTCAGGCGCCGTCCGAAAGCGTCACCCCATGCGGTCATTGACCCAGCGCCTATATCAGATGCGAACCCGCGAACCGGATCCCGGTCTGTCGCGGCCTCACCGACCGCCAGGACACCATTGTATTGTCCGTCGCGGGTCATTGATCTACCAGAGTCAACTAGTACCCCACCACGGCCGGCGGCGACAGTCCACACAGGGACACCCGGGTCAGGAATGTCAGCGACCTGACATATCCCCTCATGGTCGAACCACGCTGTTTTCCCGATAGCTTTCACTGCGTCGAGAAGGAAACGCCACCTGTCCGCGCCGTCCTCCAACAGCAGGACAGCACCAACGGAGGTAGCGACCGCATCGAAATCGAACTCCGCTGTCAGCAGTGAATGCGCCCCACCGAGGACGTCGATGAAAAGTTTCGACCATGTCGTGGACGCATCGAACAGGACCGGTTCGTTGGCTTTCGCCTCAGCGACCAGGCATGACCTGTCCTGGCCCACAATACGGATCTCCGGGGAATCCCGTTTCCCAGTCTGGGTGATGCCGGTGACCACGAAAACCCCGAGCTGCGCGAGCTCCAAGGAACCATTACCGAACTCGACGCCCCGAGACACGTGCACCTGCACCCCGTACGGATTCGGCAGCAGCGCAGTGCCGTCCACGCGGCCGTCAGCGGCGACATCCGCGGCCGTAGGCCACGCCCCCTGGATGGTCATGTCGAGGCGGGCCCTGACGTCCGCTGTCGCGTCCAGGGTCACCGACCCGGACAGGATCGGCAGGGTAGCCCCGAGGGCAGTCGGGGACGCGTGTGACGCGATCCGGGCCCTAGCGACCATCTTGTGCGACCCTGTGAGTGCCGCCAAGAACTCGTCCGACACGGGCCTCATCAGACTTCGATCTCTCCGGGCGGCGGCCCTATCAGGAGTTCCTGATAGGAGGACCACGCGGCCTTGACCGCTGCATACGACGCGTACGTGTCGTAGATCGTCTGATACGTCCATGCGACGCCGACGACGTCCAGGGACGGCTGCGCAACCTCGGTAACCTGCACTGTGACGAGGCGGTCCTCGGATGACCCGGGCCGGGATATTGTGACGTCACCGGCCGAGAAATAGATCGGACCGGTGATCGCAGGCAGAGTCGTTGTCGCGGGGGCCTGAAGGAAGTAAATGTCCCCGTTGCACAGCAGGGTTTTCACGAGGAAAGCGTCAGCGGAGTCATCACACAATACTTGCAGCGACAGTTCACCTGCCGTGTGGATGTCTGTCACCACGACTGGTTTATCGGATCCGACGATCGGGAATATCCCGCGCCGGGCCCTGAATGTCTCCTGAGACACGTTGCTGGTGACAGTACACGTCATGTTCCGGTACGGGTTCTGAATGGATTTGATCCACACATCCGACGGGACCGGCTGGATAGACGTTGTGACATCCACGCCCAGGTCGGTTGTGACACGGTAATTCGTCAGCCAGTACGTTGACCCGTCCGACGGGTCATACTCGTAATCGAACACGATCTCAGTGGTCCCGTACGAATCAATTGCGTTAGCGGCGCGGACCACAGCGGACTCGTACGGGACCGATGCGGTACCCGACCGGTGCGGGCGCAGGGACTGCCGGGTCACTGTCAGCACCTGCAACCCAGCGTCGAGGCCGGTGATGGACAGCATCACGCGGCCAGCGGACTCCTCGAATGACGCCACCACGGCCGCGACCATCTATCTCACCCCCGCCAGGACCCGGGCCACAGTGTCAGCCTCGGACATGCTGATTTCTGTCCGGACAATGTCGGTGATCTCTTGGTCGCCGACGAAGACCTTCACGTCGATGGGCCCGACCTGGGTGTCTCCGCCGCCACGGATGGCGTCCCATTGTCCGCCTGACAGTACGGGCTCGGGCGACCCGGTGTTGTTGACGACTGTTGACAGGCCGGGGGGTAGCCATCCGCCGTCGTCGTATTCGACGAGCCCACCGGCGGAGAACCCTGGGAGTATTCCCTTCGCGTATTCGACGATCTCGTCGACTAGGCGGATTGGCATTCCGGCTGCGAGCCTCCCGAACGGGTACCCGTCTATTTCCTGGAGGAGCCGCAACGGTTTACGGATCATGTCGATGAGTGACCCGATGGGGTCGAGAATGTCGAGGAGGCCGTGTTCACCGGACTTCGACCCGCCCAGGTCTTTCAGGTACCATTGCTGCGGGAATGACGTTACGGATTTCGCGTTGGCGCCGACGAAGATACCGGACGCGGTGGATGCGGCCTCGAATGGCAGGCCACCGAGGGCGCCGGCCATGTGCTGGCCGGGGTCGACGCCGATCGTGTACAGGCCTAGGCCGCGCGCGAATCCGAGGGAACCGAAATCGGATGACGTAGTGAATGCCCGCCGGTATGATTGGCGTCCCTCTAGCCGGTTGAATGCCTCACCTGTTAGTCCGGAGTTGTGAACGACCACGCCGTCCGCGACGAAGTTGTGGTGACCCTCGACGTTAAGGTCGTACGTCGCTTCAACCTCAAGCTCGTCAATCCCAGCGACTGACCGCAGGCCGAAGGCGCCGCCCGTGAACATTCGGCGGACCATCGGCTTGTCATGCTCCATGTTCGCGTACGGTTCACGGTCATACCCAGAGACTGTGAACGAGTACAGCGGAAGAGCGTTCTTGACGAGCTTCCCCTTGATGGTGATCGGCTTCTTTCTCCGGTTCACCGTGACGTTAGTGACCCGATGCCCGGCCTGGAGGTGAATCGTCCTCACCTCGTCGATCAGGCGACGCGAACACCCCGCGTAGGACCGGCCGTCCCTGCCGTCATACCCGTCCGCGTCCCCGTAGCCACGCGCGAACGCCAGTTGAAGATCCCGGGACCACGACCACACAACATCAGGTACGCGCTTGTCCGCTCCGCGCCGCCACATACCGATCTCACGGAGAGACGACGCGACCTTGCGGCTGTTAACGATGAGGCCAGCCGTGGCATGCGGTGTAGCGGTGAGCCCGCACACCGACGCGAACGCCCGGATAGCGTCATCCTGGAAGTCCCCGAACGCGGCGAGCCGCACACCATCATCGGTAACAGTTCCGTCGCCGATAATGGCCCCCAGCAGCCACGCGAGTTCCTCGGTTACCTCGGTACCGTCCGGGAGGACCGGGTGGGGGTCGCCCATATCGGGGGCCTCGTCGAGAACGACGACCAAGTCGCCGCGCTTCAGTTCGTCGAGGCGAGTCCACTCAACGTCCCATTCTGCCCGTACTCCCTTGCCGTTGAAGCGGCCCGCGCCGTGTGGCTTGCTGGTCATGACGACCCGCAGGAACGGGTGATTAGCGGAGGCGTCGATGTTCCTGCCGCGCAGCCGCAGGCGATAGGTAATCTGGTCGATCGAACGCCATGCGTCGACGATCTTCTTTTCGACGATGCTTCCTTCGTCGTCCCGGCTCCAGATGATGTCCCCGGGCTCTAGCTCGTCGATGCGCTTCGGGCCGTAAGGTCCGGCGACGAGGGTCCGACCCGGGAGGCAACAGTCATACGCGTACGGCCCGACGGCGCCCCACACGTATGGCAGTGGGTCAACGGATGGCAGCCATGCCTTGGCGGCCTGGACACGGCCGCCGTCCGCGAACCTGGCCGTCCCGGACGGGTCGCCGCCGAGGTCGTATTCGTCGGCCCGGTTCAGGAGGTCAAGGTATCTGACGCCGAGTTTCTTCACGGCCGCGGACCGGATAACGTATTCGCCGTCTGATAGCCATGCGGGGATTTCGTCGGATGTCCCGGACCCTGGGCCGCGAATGTACCCGCCGGAAGCGAACCCCTCAGGGAGCTTGATGGGGCGAATGTTACTGGAGTCGACATCGAACCAGCTAGCCACAGTCTTGAATGGCGCGATGATTCCCTTGTTGATTACAGTGTCGACAATGAAACGGATGGGTTTCTTCGCTACGTCAGCGACCCTCTCCCACGCCTCCGATATCGCGTCCACACCAAGCTTGAACGCGGGGGCAAGGTGGTCGGTGATGTAGTCTCCGAGCAGCTTGAATACTGGCTTGATCCCAGTGTTCCACACGGTGCTTATCTTACTGGACACCTTGTCCCACACTGGCTTTATGATGGTTTCGTAAAGCCACTTGAACACCGGCGCCAGGACTGTCTCTATGTACAGCTTTACCGCAGCGAATACGACCTTGATGGCGACCCACGCGATACTGATGGCCGTGGAGATCAGCGACCACGCCAGTTCAATCGCCGGCCGCAGGTACGTGGTGAACAGCGGGCCTAGGACGTCAAGGACGAACCGGTTTATCGCGCGGAACACGGGAAGCACAACGTCGTTCCATGCCACGTTGATCGCCGTGTGGATCGCTGTCCACACCGGTGAAATGATGCTGTCGTACAGCCACTTGAAAACAGGGCCGAGGACGGTACGAACGAACAACGCGATGTTCGTGAAGATCGGCGAGATGACAGTGTTCCATGCGTACTGGACAGCCAGATAGATCCCAGTGAATGCTGGCACCACAATGTTCCGCCATAGCCATGAGAACACTGGGCCGAGGTCGTCACGCAGGAACGACCACATCGCCTGCAACGCGGGCTGAATGAACCCCTCCCATGCGGCAACGACAGTGTCACGGATCGCTGCCCAGGCCGTGTTCACGATGTCCCGGAACGTCTCCGAATGCTGGTACGCGTAGACCAGCGCGGCACCCAGAGCGACGACGGCGGCAATCACCACGCCGATCACCAACCCCAACGGGATAGCCTCCAATGCGGCGACAGCCATCACCGCATTCAGGACAGTCATAGCCGCAACAACGGCGCCGATAGCGACAGCGACAGCGGTGATAACAATCGGGTCCAGGGCGGCAATGAACTGTGACACCGCGAGAATAACCCGCAACAGGATGTCACCCAGAGGGGCCAGACCAACAGCAATGTTCGTGACCGCCAACACCAGCGCCCCGAGAATCTGCGCCACCAGCGGACCCGTGTCCCGGATGTACGCTAGGAACGACTGGAACGCCTCCGACTGCGCCGCGCCCTGCGCCCACGCCGAGAACGCCTGCGACATCGACAGTAGGGCCTCACCGAACTGCAACGACACCGGGTAGAACGCCATGAACAGTGCCGCGAGACCCTCAGTGAAATTACCGATCGTCTCACCCATGATGGTCAACGCCGGACCCGCGGTGTCAGCGATGAACGTAAAGAAATCCATCCAGAATGGCCCACCCAGGGCCTGCCCGGCCCGCTGGAACAGGCCACCCATCGCCCTAGCCACGTTATCGACCAGGTCAGTTATCACCGGCAGGATAGGGAGCATCGCCGTCAGACCCGCCTGCAACCCCGGTAGCATTCCCGTCTGCGCGGTCCGCGACAATTCACGGAAAGCAGGAATAAGCGTCCCGCGAATGAACGTAGCGAACGCGACACCCTCCGGTGTCAACTTCGCCATAGCGTCATTCAGCTTATTGACAGAAGCCGAACCGACCTCGCCAGCGGACTTCGAGGCCTCCTGCACGCCCCGCTGAGCATCCACCACGCCCCGCTGGGCATCAGCGATCGCCTCAGCCGACCGGATCTGGGCCTCAGCCGCCGCGTCCTGCGCGTCCGCTACGGCCTGCTCGGCGTCAGCGATTGCCCGCAGGGAATCCTGCCGCTGAAGATCCGACCTCGCCCGCGCGTCATCCAGGTCACGCTGCGCATCCGCGATCGCCCGAGCTCCATCCAGCTCCTGCTGCGCCGCAGCGGCCCGAGCCTCATCCAGGGCCCGCTGAGCCTCAGCCGACGCCCGATCCGCCTCCACCGCCCGGCGCGCCGCCTCATCGCGGGCATCCGTGAGAGCCTGCTCGGCCGCGCCAATAGCATCCAGGGCGCCCTGCTCCCGGCGGACAGCCTCAGCCCGCGCGTCGTCCACCGCCCTAGCAGCGTCAGCCGCGTCACGGTGAGCGTCCGCCAGGCGCTCCTGCGCCGACCGGACACGCTCCGCGCCATCCACGCCAGCAGCGACCGCAGCGGCCTGCTCGTCACGCAGCGCCGCAGCCTCATCCCGCTGATCAGCCAGAGACAGGGTCGCCCGCTCCACCGCGATCCGGGCACGCTCACGCTCAGCATCAGTCGCCCCAGGGTCCACCTCGACGTCCGCGAGACGCTGCTGTGCGTCCGCGAGATCCAGGACAGCGGACCGCTCATCGAGGTCCGCGCGGGTCAAGCGCTCCGAGTACGACGCGAGATTGTCTGCCGCCTCATTGCGCGCGTCCGCTAGGTCCTGCTCGGCACCAAGGACGTCACGGGCCGCGTCAGCCATTGACCTCTCGGCCCGCTCAATGTCCCGCAGTGACGCGAGGCGACTGTCAGCCGCCCGGTCCTGGGCGTCCCCGACACCCTGCTCGGCGTCAGCGATCCGCCTCAGCGAATCCAGGCGGGACCGCTCACCGTCAGCCTGTGCGTCCGATAGGGCCTGCTCCGCGTCCGTGACGGCCTGGACAGCATCCAGCCGGTCCTGCGCCGCACGGTCCTGGGCGTCAGCGAGGTCACGCTCAGCGTCCCTAATGCCCCTCAGGGCAGTGACCCGGTCCCGCGCCGCCTCGGCCTGCGCGTCATCCAGGGCCTGCGTCGCGTCCTCGATGCGACGCGCCGAGTCCTCCTCGGCCTGCGCTGCGTCCCGCGTGGCCCGCTCCACTGCCCGGTGTGCGTCCTCCACGCCGCGGACAGCCGACGCGAGCTGATCGTGCTGGCCGGCAGCCCGGGACGCGGACTGACCGGACGACCCGGTGGCCTGGCCCATCGCCTGCACCGCGCCGATCACCGGGGCCAACCCAAGGGCCAGCGTCCCGATACCCGCGGCGGCGGCACCAGCGGCACCAGCCACCGCCATCAGCGCGCCGACACCGACAGCGCCGATAGGTGCCAGCGCTGGGGAGATAGCGATGGCCGCGATATACACTCCGCGCAGGCCAATTGACGTCGCGGACGCCTGCACGGAAAGCGCCAGCAGCGAAGCACGCGCCGCCCCAGTATCCACGTCCACGTCGACGTTCACGTCATCCGCGGACACCCTGGCCACCTGCGCGGAGAACGCCGCTAGTTTCGCCTGAGCCGCGGCAGCGTCCACGCGGACCTGAATGTTCGCGGCGTTCGACGACAGGACAGACAAGCGTTCCTGCAACACCGTTATCTGGCGTCGCGCCTCATCGGCGTCAATGTCGATCCCGACCCGCTTATCAGACAGGGCCTTCAACTCGGACCGGACACCGGCTATCTCCCGGTCCGCATCCGACGAATCTGCGTTGATCTCCACCTCAGGCAGAGCCTGCAACGCGGCCTGTAGCGCAGTCTTAATGGCACGCCCGAACGCCCCACCGTATCTCCCGCCGGCCCGGGGAGCGGACTCGTTCGAGCGTTCCTCAAAGTCCTCGACGGCCGCAGTAGCCGGCTTAGTGTCCGCGTCAACATTGACAGTCACCGGCTCATCGGCGAGTTCATGCAACGCCGTGATCTCAGCGAATGCCCTATCAACGTTAGCGTCAACATTGACAGTAACGTTATCCGACAGGGCGTTGATTTCCTGTCGTGCCCGCGCAGTATCAGCAGTGACCTTTACCGTCGCGTCCTTCAACGCCGACCTGATCTCAGCGTTAGCGACCTTAGCGAACTCCCGACCGAACTGCCTGCCAGTCTGCGCGCCAACCGCGGTGAAGTTCATGCGGTCAAGGGAATCCTTGATACCGTCCGCCATGAGCTTCCCGGCGGTGCGGCCCATCACCTGGCCGATCCTCGCCGCCACCTGCTCGGCGTCCCTCAGCGTCCCGCGCTCAAGATCAGCCCGGAACCGCGAGAGATCCGGGGTGACAGTAACCTCAACTTCACCGGCGAAAGTCGCCACCCCGGACACCACCCTTCAGTCAGTCGTCGAACACCGGGATAGGTTGCCTGTTCCTCACGGCTTCCATGACCGCCCACGCACGCGGGTCAACAGTCGCCTTCAATTCCTCGACGGACTGCGGTTTCCGCGTGGACTTGACGCCAGGACGGGGAATCGGGTCAGGCATCGGCGGAGGCGTCTTCCACTGCCCCAACACCCACGTCTGCTGCGCGATCCTGTCCGCCACGGCAGCCAAGAGAAGTTCACCCCGGGACCACCTGCCGTGGCCCACGGTTTTCCCGTCGAGATCCTCGATCTGCTCTGGGGTCAGGGACTCACGTATCTCCGTCATCGTCCACGAGTCACCGGGCAGCCGGCCGATGAGGACCATCGCCCTGCGTGCCGTGAGACCGCTGAACGGATCCCACAGTCCCCGGATATCGACCCCGCAGGATTGGAGGTCTGCTTCTATCGCCTCGCTGTGCGCATCGAGGAGCGACGCGAGGCGCGCGATTCCCCCTCGGACTGCCCGGATGCCTCGACGACCGCCCCGTACCAGGCGATCAACTCGCCGATGTCAACGTTCGCGGCCAGCCAGTCCTCAAGGTCCTCGGGGTGCACGACATCAGCAGCCGCCTCATAGTTCCCGCCGTTCCGGAAAGCCGCGTACATTCCCCGAGGCCACCGGAAGAACGGCCTCACCCGGATATCGACCCCGCCGAGAGGAACAACCAACCAATCAGACGCCAGAGCTTCAGCCTCAGCGGCGACTCGCCCGGACGCCTCACGCGCAGCGGACTCCCCACCGGTCGGCCTACTGACTGCCGTCCTACTGGCGGGCGCTCGTTTCCTTGGCGTAGTAGTCATCACATCTCCCTGGTTTCATTCCCTGGTTTCAATGGTGCAGGGTGGGCGCGGCGGAAACCAGGGAAGGAAACGTCCGCGCCCACCCGACCATAGATCAGGAGTTACCGGCCAGCCCTGGGATACGGTAGAACTCGGTAGCCGCCACGCCATTCAACGGGTACGCGGTGACCGTGAACGTGTACAGCAAGGGCTTCCCGGACCCCACCTTCCGCTCCTTGCGGTCAGTGACATCCGCGATCGGGTAGTACACGCGAATGAAGTTCACGCCATCCATGATGTCTACCACGAACGAATACTGCTGGATGTTGATCTCACCGGTGGAGAACGAGAAATCTCCGTCAACGTCAACAACAATGTCGCCGATGTCGAGGCGGTTGAAGACCTCCAGGACCTCCTCGTTGGACTCCAGGCAAGTCACGTCGAACGTCTGCTCAGACGTCTTCGGGATCGTCCGCACCGGGACACCAGTCCCGTACGCCATGACCTTCTCGTTGGACTCCGAGATACCCAGGGTGATCCCATCATCGGAGATCAACCCCAGGGACGCCCAGCCAGCGGCCAGCGGGTTCGTTGCCGCCGTCGCCGTCGGCGCGGCAGTCCCAGTGGGCGCCACCCACAGCAGCTCACACCCCGACGCACCGGCCGCGCCAGTGCCAGCAAGAATCAGATCACGATTGGCCAGTCCCATTAGGCCCTCCCTTATGTCATTGAATGTCGGCGCGCGACCGGGGATTCGGTGCGCGTCAGCCCAGGGACTGCCATCGAGTGTCCTGGGTAGGTTATGGGTTGCGTGCCTTGACGGTCACCGTGAACACATACCGGTGATAGTCCGGGTACCCTGGGTCAGGCATTGACCCGACACCGGCAGAAGTTTCCGTAACAGATACGACAGCACCACCGACGTCACCGGCGCCGACCATTTCGTGGACAATGTCGAACACGGCATTAGCTGTGTCGAACGCTGTCTTCTCCGTGGCCGCCCACGTCTGGAAATGCAACGCGGTCCGGTCCCACCGGTGCCCGTCGTCAGGCCCACTTCCTGGGGGCCGGTACACGGCGACCAGGGGCATAGCCGACGCCAGGTCATCCGGTACCGCGCCACTCACGCTGACGCCGCCAGGGAGACTCGGATGCCCGGACACCCATGTGATGACAGCGAGTTTAGTGTCCGGGAGATTACTCACTGGGTCACGTCCTGGCAGGCCCCGGTCATGATGAGTTGCGGGAGTATGCCCAGCTTCTTCGGTTCATCGTGCGGGCAGGGTGTCGGCGCGATCGGGAGCCGCCGGGAGCACGTCCCGTACTCGACGAAATTGCTGTAGAAGGCTCCGGCGACAACCGCTGACCCGAACTCGTCGCGGTCCTCGACAACCAGGAGACGCAAGTATTCACCGGTGTCCGCGTGTGGTGTCGCGCGTCGAACGGCTGCGGCGTGAACCTGCACGGCGACACCGTGAATGGCCTGCTGGCATTCAGGTGTCCGCCGGATCGTCAAGTGCAGATCCGATGGGGTAGTGACCCGTGTCATGATCCTTCCCCCTCGTTCACTCGGCGCATTGTTGCCGTCGAATAACTTCCGCCCGTGGGGTCAACGTGCACCAGCGGGTCGCCGGTCAGCGTGTACGTGTATCCCTGGTAGTCGACGGCAGTCGAGTATGCGTCGACCCCGAGTGCCTCAAGGTCACCGTCGGCCCGGAGGTCCCATGTCTGCACGCGCCGCTGGCCGTCCGAGTGGTTTTCGGTGGCGGATGTCGGGGCGATCAGCGCGTGCACATTCACGCCAGACGCCGACGGAACGCGAACCACGCTTCCGTACGTGTCGATTGTCTCCACCGACGGATACACGGTGACCACCGTGTCGTCGCCGGTGATGTCGCCGCCGAGAACATCAGATCGGGTCGTCAAGAAAACCCTGGCGTGACGCATCCAGGGCCCGCGGGAATCTTGCACGATGGCCGCTGACACGACACCCGTGCGACCGGCGGCAGTGATAACGGAACCCACCGTGGGGGCGGAACTCACCCGACAGATCAACTCAACCGAGTACGGGCATTTCGTGCCAGTCGAGGTGTTCACGGACCCGACAGACCTGCGCGGATTCGGTGTCACCGCGCACCGCAACGTAACCGGCGGTGCACCAACCTGCGCCGTGTCCCGCAGCAGAGCGAGAATCACATCCACGGCGCACACCCGAACAACGCGACCCCTGAAGAATCAACGGCACCCCGGAGAATATCCATCGCCGCAGGCGACAACCAGGGGACACCACCAGACCAGTACGGTCCACCACCAGACCCCGCTGACGTGATGGTCCCCGCGACACCCTGCTCGTCGCCGGTCTCCAGCCACCACGCGGCCTGCTCGCACGTCGCATCCAGTAGCGCCGCGGCCAGGAGAGTGTCCGTCGGCACACCGTCATCATCGACCGCGTACACCGCGGTCCGCAGCGCACTGTCGATGGCCCGCGACGCACGGATCAGGAGACGCGTCGCGTCAGCGGGGGCGGTCAGCCCATCGGGGAGCATCGCTACCAGGTCAGACGTTTCCGCGTACACCGGCATGTCACCCTCCCCTGCCTTGCCTGGTGATTCGCCGCCACCGGTGTGACCTCTCGGCGGCCTGAGCTCGTGCCTGGCGGGACATTGCGACCGTGGTCCGCCGGTCCCAGGCCCGCGCATACCGGCCCCTGTATCGGCGCTCAGCGCGGGCCACACGGTCCACGCGGGGGATTGGCGCCCGGCGAGTGCCCCCGATGACCGGGCCCATCGGGTGCTGGCACCACGGGTGCCACAGGCCCTCACGTCGCGCCTGCGCGGCCGTACCCATGACAGTGATAGTGCGTTCCCGGCGGCCCACCCTGACCCGGTACGTCCCCGCTGGTGTCCCGTCAATCGACACGATGCGACTGGACCACCGGTGGCATACCCTCGCGCACCCCTGCCCGGGCGCACCGTAAACCTGAGCGAAACGTATCCCAGCGTCCAGCATAACCTGCTGGTACGACGCGAACGCCGCATCCGACAAATGCGAACGGACAACCGTCTCAACATACGCTTCAAGAGACCAATTACGGCCCGCGCTATCAATGTAACCAGTGACCCCACGATTAGCGAGATCATCGAGGATCCGCTGCACTATCACCCGCGGATCAGCCCCACCCCTGGCGACAGCCTCCATTGCCTGCCGGTATGTCGCGGCCAGAGTATGCACTATCCGCGGATTAGCTGACCGCAGGGCCTCAGTCAACTCCACCGCCCGCCGCGGGTCGACATCCGGGAGTATCCCACGCCACCTGAAATCCACGGCAGCAGACGCATATGCCCTGCGTGACACCGCAGTGATGGTCGCATCAGCGATAACCGCGACCTCACGGATCAGCACGTCCAGGCGGGCAGCCACCGTGACACGGAAACGCGACAGACCCAGCGGTAGAGCAGCGATCCACGCGGCCAAAGCAGCCGCCCCCA